CGATTTAAAGACAAATTTAAATGTCTAGCATGTGGTTTTACCATGAATGCTGATTTAAATGCAAGTCTCAATATTTTAGCGAGCCTATAGTCCGCTATCATATTTAACAAGATTTTTGGTAACTATTACTCGCTATCGCTCGTAATATCTATGTATAATTCTTCTGCCTTAAAAAGGAACCAAATGTGAGTCGAAAAAAGTCTACATCTAGTGATACAGTTATGAAGACTCTAAAGCCCCTAAATAATAGACAGGCTGATTATATTCGATCAATATCAGAAAATAAAATTATATTTTGTACTGGTGGACCGGGTACAGCAAAATCATATATTCCAATAGCTAAAAGTCTAGAAGAATTATTATGTGGAAAAATAGATCAAATAATAATCTGTAGACCAACACAAGAAATAAGTCATAAAGGATTGGGATTCACGCCGGGTACGCTAGAGCAAAAATATTATAATTTCATTAAACCAATGGAACATATAATTTTAGAAATTATTGATAAGCATTTATATCAAACTCTGGTTAAAGATGAAAAAATAATTTTTGAACCTCTTGAATATATGATAGGAATGACATTTCCGAAAAACTCAATAGCTATATTAGATGAAGCTGAGCAATGTGATACTAAACAATTAAGAATGTTTTTAACTAGAATAGGTGGCGGAAGAATAGTTATAAATGGGGACGAAAAACAGGTTTATCATAAACCTTCTTCTGATTTGACAAAAGTAATTAATGCCCTTAAAGATGTTGATGGTATAGATTTTATTCATTTTTTACCACAAGATACTGTTCGAGATTCGATTATTTCCTTAATTTGTGAAAAACTTGATAATATTTTGTAGAATTTACCTAAAATTAGGCTTTGATAAGTGTATAATAACACCAGAAAACAATAAATATGAAGTACTTTACAGCGGTAGGATCTAGATCAGTAGATGAAGAAGGATATAACTTACTTTTCTCTGCTTCTCAATTCTTATCATTACAGGGTTATATTTTACGTTCTGGAGCAGCCGAAGGGTCGGATACTGCTGCTGAACTCGGAGTATATGAAGTAAATGGGGCAAAAGAAATCTATATTCCCTGGAAAGGTTTTAATAAGTCAACCTCTGATTTAATCGGTGCTAATGACAAAGCGTTGAAGATAGCTAGTGAAATTCATCCGGCATGGGAGAAGTGTAGTAAATGGGTTCGTCTTTTACACGCCCGTAATATTTATCAGGTTCTAGGTAAGACTTTAGATAAACCGTCAGACCTATTAATATGTTGGACACCAGGAGGGGATACGGTTGGTGGGACGGCGACCAGTTTACGTTTGGCCATGAAATATAATATTCCGATTTATAACTTTGGTAATTTTGATGATGTTGTCAGATTTGAAAAAGACTTTAAAACAAAAATAAGCAGAAAAGATATAGCAATTGGAGATTTTAAATTTTAACCATAAAAGTTTAAGAAAACTGTATAATCTATATGGATGTGGCTTTCATTAAATTAATGACCCTATATTAGCGGTGACATATGTCACATCCAACCGTTTTTATAGGGTTTTTTATTTTATGGTGTTTATATGAGACGTGGAGAGTGGTCAAAAGAAGATGAGCAATATTTAATAGATACTTATAAATCTACTAATATTCAAGAATGTTGTGAAAAATTAAATAGAGATAAACAATCAATACAAAATAAAGCTAAAAAATTAAAGATAACTAAACCAAAAGTTAATAAACACACTCATGAATATATTAAAGAATATCTTTTAAGTAAAAATTTAATATTATTAGAACAGTATACTCACTCTCATAATAAACATAAAATAAAATGTTATTGTGGTAAAGTTTTTAAAACTACAATTAAGTTAATATTAAGTGGTAATACTAGATCGTGTGGTTGTCACTTTAGTAAAATAATTTCTGATAGGTCTAGAAAAAGTTTATTAAATCAAAAATTTGAAAGGTTGTTAGTTATAGATTTTGCTAGTGTTGATAAACACCAAAAGTGCGTCTGGAAATGTAAGTGTGATTGTGGAAAAATAAAAAATGTAAATGGAGGAGCATTAATTCAGGGTGAAACAAAATCGTGCGGTTGTTTACAAAAAGATATTATGCATAATATGCATTTTATTGATATAACTAATAATCAACAAAAGTTTGGTAAACTTACTGCTAAAAAATATTTATATTCTAAGAAAAATAATAATATATGGAAATGTCTCTGTAAGTGTGGTAAATTTACTAAGATATCCTACTATCATTTTGTTTCAGAACATATAAAATCATGCGGTAACTGTTGTGAATATAGAAACGGAATTAAGACATCTTTTATAGCATTAGATCTTCATCAAAAATTAATAGAAGCTGGATATCCAACGCAAGATAAATATTATAATTATAAAACTAAATCTGGATATTATATAGATATTGCTCTATCATCACTAAAAATTGCTATTGAATATGACGGCTGGTATTATCATAAAAAATATAAAAAGAAAAACGATATCAAAAGAAGTAAACAACTAAGAAAAGAGGGGTGGAAAATTCTTAGAATACGATCTAAAGCGTTACTTCCAAAAATGTCTACTATTAATATACGAATAGAAAAATTAAAAAATAACTCTAATTATGAAGTAATAACATGTAAGGATTGGTACTAGTAATGGCGATATATGATTATATATGTGAAAATTGTAGTTTTGAGTTAGAAATAGAACAATCTCCATCTAAATATAAAATTTTAAAAAAATGCCCACAATGTCATAAACTGAAATTAAATAGAAATTATGAAAATCTTAATCTGTATACATATACGGAATGTAGATCTTTGGGGGTACTTGCTGAAAGAAACAGCAATCCAAGTTCTGTTGAGTTTCAAGACCGTAAGCGTAAAGATAAAATTAATTTTGGTATTCAAAAGTTTGAACCCCAAATAAAACGTGGCATCATCGACCCAGACCAAGCTAAACAACTTATAGAAAAGCATATTGATGTAGAAACCCCTTGGGGTGAAATGGATAAAAAAGACGAGAAGAAGATTTTTAGTGGTACTAAAGAAGAACAGGCTACTAAGATGGAAACTTATATTGAAAAGGGGACGGTATGAAATCCTGTGAAAAACCACATAAAGAAGTTAAAAATAAATATGTTTTACTTTGGAAAGATTCTACAGAAAATTTAAGCCCAATTAGGTATTTTGTAAATTATAATTTATATTTATCATCAATATTTACAGATATTGATATCGATAAAGCAAGTCTAATGACATTAGATCGGGCAAAGGAATATATAAGCCGCATGTCTGATATAGAAAAGTGGTCAATTTGGTCTGTCAAAACGGGTTTAGTTTTGGATAAAGAGGACCGTTCGTATCGTAATGAATTAGAGATACAAAAACTAAAAGATAGAATCAAGGAACTAGAAAAAAATGAAATCCTGTGAAAAACCACATAAGGCAGTTATCATGTTAACTATAGAGGTACATGAACTTGATGAAAAATATTGTTCTGGTAGGCCGCTTAATTTAGAACCACATGGAATCAAGAGCAAAGAAGTTATTGTTATTGAAGGATCTAATCAAGAGGAATTAATAAGTAAACTTAGAGATAGAATTACGTACTTAAGAAAGTAAGTTATATTAAAGAAAAAATTTCATTTAAGAAAGTAAATTATGCTAAAAATATTATCAACTAAATGCTACAATAAAAACGGTTTTGAAACCGAAGAATCAAAATGTGTTGCAAAGCATATAGAAAAAGAAGATGGTATTAATAAATACTACGTTAAGGCGTATGGTAAAACATTATATGATGTGCAAAATGCAGAACCCTTATATCATAAGAGACACCCTTGGAAACTAGTTCAGGTGAATCAAGAGTGTTTTGATTTATATATGAATTTTTTAAAACATGGAAGACGTAGGTATTTAAGTACAGCTGAACGAAACGTGAAGGTCTAATTTACGTAGTAAATATGAATTTTTTAAAACATGGAAGACGTAGGTATTTAAGTACAGCTGAACGAAATGTTAAGGTCTAATTTACGTAGTAAATATGAATTTTTTAAAACATGGAAGACGTAGGTATTTAAGTACAGCTGAACGAAATGTTAAGGTCTAGTTATATAAATAGAACAAAAGAAAAGGTAAAAATAAATGGCAAAGAAAAAGAAATTAGCACACGGTAGACCAAAAACAACAGCAACCCTATTAAGGGAAAAAGAGGCTGAATTAAAAGAAGCACTGACTAAGCTTTCTGAAATAGAACGTATTGAGCAAGAAAAAATTGAGGCCGAAAAGATTAAGCCACAACCAACTCAATTTGAATTAGCTATGAAAGCTGGTAAAAGATTAGATAGGAATGGCAAAGTAAGAGCTACGGTAATGACACAGGCTGGATCAGAAATTGTAGATGAAGCCAGAAGAACCAATACTGGTAAGTATTTTGATAAAGATACGATTTTTAAGCCAAAGGGTGAATAATTTGAAAAATAATAGATATGGAGTGTTGTTTAATTTAGATTCTAATAATAATGTAGTTAAAAACTTAACTTGGTTAGATAGATTTTTAATTAAAAAACGAACAGAATATTGGACGAGTAAAAACTTTAAAATCTTATATTGGTTTGGTTATAATATTCCTGTAATTAGTTATAATATTCCCAGTTCTAAAGATTATGAGGTATTAGAAAGTAAAGATTTGCATGAGATGGCTTTAGAATTAGAAAAAACATATTCAAATACAATACAGGAAATTCATTACAATCGAAAAACTTTTCAAATTTCTAATTTAGATTATAAGAGAAAACGTTTTCAGGTATTAAGAAAATTTTATAGATTTGTATATATTAATAATTATTATATTAGACAAGTTCACTATAGAATATCTGATAAATATTTAGAATTTATAGGAAGATATTTTCCAAAAAATAAATATATTGAGATTACTCATTCAATACAGTATAGATTCATAAATGGTATAAAAATATTCATAAATGGTATAAAAATATGACAATTAATAGAAAAACATTTAACTTAATGAAGAATGTTTTGGTTTCCTCGTATATTAAAATTTTATTAGAAAACAACAAAGAGAAAATTTCAGACGTCGGTGTATTTTATGATACATATTTACACCGTTCTGGAAAAGTTGGTTTTTATAGTTTTGCTATAATTGATAAGGAGAAATATCTTTCATCAATAGATACTGATTTAAGTAAATTTCAAAATTCAATATCTTATCTACCCTCAATAGAAGAAACTGAGAAACTATGTTTTGAAATAGTAAATTCTATATATGACTCATGGAATTTATTTAAAGAAGCAAAAGAGTTAAAATATATGTTGTATAATTTAGATACAAATATTTTGGAACCAGCTTTTAAAAGTCATGAAAAACCGAGTCGTATACCAGAAAGAGAAATACTTTTTGATAAACAGGAAAACAATAGTGATTTGTAAACAACCAGACGATTATACATCTGATTATGAAATGTGGAACACAGTGTGGCATGTATTTCTTAATAATGGAGAAGAAATTTGGGATGACGATAAAAGACCAGGATTAATTGATCCATCGTGGGTTAGATTAAAAAAATACTGTGATGAAAATAATTTTTATATAACTAAAATGTATCTAAAGTTTAGATCTCATTATGAACACCTTAATCCAAACGAATCTGGATATTTCTTAGTAAGAAAACTAAAGGGTCATTTTGGATCTGATCGTAATTCACACTATTTTATTACTGGATATTTAAAAGATGATGGTAGTGTAGAATCGACCGAGTGGAAATGTCCGGAATTAATACCGGAGTCATATAGAAATAGAAAATTTGAAACTGATAAAGAATTTTTGATAAAGGGTAAGAATGTGTGATGAAGCAAAACTACTTGCCGATTTCGTCTGTCAAAGACGTGCAAAAAAAGAAGGAAAAATATTAGGACCTAATTACTGGAATTCTGTACTTTGGAAAAAAAGATATCAAGAACAAGTAGTAGCAGCACATTCTTTACTAAAAGTATATTCTTATTCATCTATAATATCAGCTTTAAAACACAAAGATATTTCCTGGGTTTATTCCTTAAGGAGTAAACAAATTATTCCTTATATTAAAGATGAAATTAATAGGATAGAATCCCTAGCAGAAATTGCAATAGAATCCAAACCTATAGAAATTACTAAGAAAAAAATTGGATTACCCTTTAGTGGTAATAAAAATAAGATGAGTAGGTTAGACTAATATGTTTATAACTAAAGAAAGAAAGAATATATGGTATTCACAAAAGAAGAAATGGCTATCTTAACCAAGTTAACACAAAACCCAGAAGCTATAGCTTTATTTAAAGCAGGAAAAACATATCATTGTAATCACTGTTCTTATGAATTAGTATCAGAAAAACCAAAAAGAAAATGTCCAGAGTGTGGAAAATTTGGATTATCAGAAATTACTGCATCTTCAAAACCACTAGAGAAGATTGTCGAAAAACCAATAGAAGATGTTCAATCATCTTTTATACATAGACCAATGTCTAAATCTAAACCACAACCAAAACAAGATGGCGATGAAGGACGTAGGTGTAGAATAGAACAAATACGTGATATCAATACACAATTTATAGATACTGGTGATTTTAAACATGAGACCGAAGAGTTTACTAAAAAGGTTAAGTTTACAGTTGGACAAAGAACTCGTGGTGAATTTAAAATGGTTGAGGCTGAGTGTTTAAAGTGTCATAAGGTTTTTAGTATTAATCCAAAACTATACCGTAAGGAATGGCGTTGTAATAATTGTATTAGAGTATCGTAACAAGGAAAAAAATGTCACAACAAAAAGAAAACGTTCTATCAGATAATGGTACTGAACGAGCTGTCTTAAGTATTCTTGCTCAAAACGGTTCGGAATCTTTTTATGATATTGCAGATATAATTTCTTGTTCGGCGTTTACTAATGAAAACAATCAAGCAATCTTTAAATGTATTGACGAGTTAGTAAAAAAGAAACAAGAGATAGATATACCAACTTTAATCTCACAAGCCGAGGAAATGAACCTCGGTTTTTTAGTATGTAAAGAAAAGGAAGATCTAGATTATCTTAGAGCATTATATTCTTTACCAGCATCCAAGCTTAATGCTAGAGAACACGCTAAGAAATTAGCTAAATTGGAAATAGCAAGAGAAGCTAGATTAAAACATTATGAAGCAATAAAAGATCTTTCTAATATCACTGGTAGTGAAAGTATCGATGCTATCGTTGGTATTAGCGAAAAACCAATATTTGATTTGGTTAGTAAATTACATCAGGGTAGAGAAGATTCTCCAAAAAACCTTGGTGATAACATTGAAGCGTATTTGGATTTTTTAGAATCAAACGAAGGAAACTCAATTGGTATACCTTTGCCGTTTCCAATACTAAATGAAGTAATGGGTGGAGGAATTCGGAGGGGTGGGGTTTCATTATTTATTGCAAGACCAAAATGCCTTCATATTGATCATAATGTTATAACTCCATCTGGACCTAAAAATATATGTGATATTAAAAAAGGTGATGTGATTTGTCATCCAAAAAACGGAACTACAAAAGTAAAGCGTGTACTTAAAACTGAAAAGTTAAATTGCTACAAGGTATCTTTTAGAGATGGTGATAGTATAATTTGTTCAGAAGATCACTTATGGACTATTAATAGATTTTATAATAATAAAGAATCAACATTATCTACATTAGATTTAATTAATCAAAAACTTTTTTATCAAACAAAAGGTTCTGGAAGAATACAATATAAGTTTTATATCAAAACCGGTGTTACTGATTTTAACCATCAAGAACTAGAAATAGACCCGTATACTTTTGGTGCATGGTTGGGAGACGGTAGTGTATCGCATACTGTAAAAATACATAGTGCAGATCCAGAAATTATAGATATTATAAAATCCAGAATTGGTTCTAATATAGTAAAAATAGACTATGATGACCCAAATAGTAAAGCAATAGCTTATAGAATTAATGGATACTTGTCTAAATTAAGATTATTAAATATGGACAAGTCTAATTGTTATAATAAATTTATTCCTAAGCATTATTTATATAATTCTATACAAAATCGTAAAGATTTATTAGCTGGATTAATGGATACAGATGGAACAGTATTTTATAACAGTAAAAAATCTTGTAGAATGAGGTATGTTACGGTATCAAAACAACTAGCTTATGATGTTAAATTCTTAATAGAATCACTTGGTGGTATAGGTAGTATAACATATCAAACTACTACTTGTAATAAAAAGATATTTTGGTCTTATTGTTTAGAAATTAGATTTAATGATTATAATCCATTCTATCTATCAAGAAAAAGAAATAGATATGTAAACAGGACTCAACAGGTTACTAGAACAATTGTTAAAATAGAGCCGGTTGGTAAGTTACCAACAAAATGTATTGAAGTCGATGCCGAGGATGGATTATTTTTAACAGATAATTGTATAGTTACTCATAATTGTGGCAAATCAACAATCGGTATATGTACTGGACTAAGTTTATCAACTCAAGATATTCCTATTCTATACTTAGATACTGAAATGACTCTGGAAGAACAATTCCCTCGTATCATAGCTAATATGAATGAAATACCAATTAGACAGATAGAAGATGGGTCATTCTTAAAAAATAAGTTAGTAAGATCTAAAACTATTGAAAGAATTAAGCAGTTACCGTTTGAGCATAAGGTTGTGGCAGGTAAGCCGTTTGAAGAAATCCTATCTATTATTCGTAGATGGATTTTACAAAAAGTTGGTTATGAAAACGGACGGGTAAAAAATTGTTTAGTAATATATGATTATTTTAAAATCATGGATACTAACGAGTTAAATGATTTACAAGAATATCAAGCTATTGGCTTTCAAATTGGTAAATTAGTTGACTTCTGTAAAGAATATGATTTTCCGTGTTTAGCTTTTACTCAGTCTAATAGAGATGGTATAAATAAAGAATCGTCAGATGTTATTTCTCAGTCTGATCGTCTTTTGTGGTTATGTCAGTCTGCTATTCTATTTAAGAAAAAGAGCGAAGAAGAAATTATGGAGGACGGCAAAGAGAATGGAAACATTAAGTTTAAGCCTATAGAGTGTAGATTCGGACCAGGGTTAGAAGATAGTAATTATATTAATGTTCAGGCCGATAGGGACATGTTTAGAATGAGAGAAATTAATACTAGGTTTGATGTGATGAATAACAGAAGATCTAAAGAGAATGGTTTTGAAACAGAAGTAAAGGATGTTGATTTTTAATAGATTGGGAATAATATGAGTGGTGGTCATTTTGATTACAAGCAATATGATATAAATTATATTTATGACGAAATAGAACATATTATTAGAAATAATGGAGATGTTTCCGAAGATGAATATGGTTGTACCGGATATTTATATTCAGATGAAACTATAGAAGAATTTAAAAAAGCGGTCGAGTATCTTAAACTAGCATCTATCTATGCTCAAAGAATAGATTGGTTAGTTAGTGGTGATGATGGAGAAGATACTTTTCACAAAAGACTAATAGAAGACAAGAAAAAAGAATTATTGGAATAATCAAGCTTGTGAGATCCAATGGACCCAAATTTTAAGAGATTATTGAAAGAACTATGTAAAAAACTACCAGAAATACTTGACAAAGAACATATAGAGCACTACACTTATAATAACCGAATCTCTTTTTCTTGTCCAATACACGGATCAAACAACTCAGAATCAGCATGTGTTTTTACAGAGGAGTCTCGGTTAGGACTTATTGGTAATTGGAAATGTTTTACACATGGATGTGAAGATCAAATTGGCAAGTCAGTATATTCTTTATTAAAAGAGTATTATTGTATAGTAAATAATTGGGATAAAAGAAAATCAGATGAATACGTACGTAGTTTGGTTACGTTTGATAAGGTAACTTTTAATGCTAGTAATGAGGAATTTATAAGACAGGTTAAAATTTTACAAAAACCAATTATAGATTTTGAAAAGACTTTTGATAGACATGTATTAAAAAAATTAAAAACCCCTTCTGAATATTATCAAAATAGAGGTTTTAATAAAAGTACATTAGAAAAATTTGAGGTTGGCGACTGTTCGGACGAGAAAGCAAAATTTAGAAATAGATCTATCATTCCAGTATTTAATCTAGAGAATGATAAAGTAGTAAATTTTATTGCTAGATCTGTATATGATAAATGTAACTTGTGTGATAAATATCATCAAAAAGGAACTTACTGTCCAGTTACTGATATTCAAAAATTTTATAGTTCTAAATGGCTTAATTTTTCTCACCTGGGTAATACTTTTTACAATCTATGGCACTCTAGAAAGTTTATAGAAGAAGAATCATCTTGTATTTTAGTAGAATCCGCATCTGATGTATGGAGACTTGACGAGTGTGGAATTAAAAACTCATTAGCATTATTAACAAATAATATATCATATCAACAACAAATTATCTTAGAAACCTTACCGATAACTACTGTAACATTATGTTTAGATAATGACGATGCTGGTCAGACTGGCATTCAGAATATCATTAACAAGTTAAGTAGAATGTATACGTTAAAAATATTAATACCACATAAGAAAGATTTAACAGAAATGAACCAGGAAGAAGTTAAAAGATTATTTGGAGTTTGTTCATAATGATTATATATCATTTGTGTATTGGGTACTTAATTTTTAAATCTATTGGTTATGTTGACAATGATAGTAAGTATACATATGAAGTACATTATAATGGCGGAGATTTATATAAAGTCGATAATAAAAATTTAATAGCCAAGATAAAATTTAATAAAAATTTTAGTAATTACACAATTATACTACAAGATATATTTTATAAATATACAACCTTATCTAAACTAAAATATTCTATTACTATTATACAAGAATCACTAAGAAGTACTTTGTAGAGTACTAACAGAAATGAACCAGGAAGAGGTAAAACGTCTTTTTGGTATTTGTAATTAAAAAGGAAAACAATGAGACTACTAATCTTAGCAGGACCAATGCAGTCAGGAAAAAGTAGTGCATCTAACTATTTAGGTGGACTAGTATTAAAAAAACACGGGCGTGCTGATTCATTTATTATAGATGAAGCAGGAAAATTAATCATTACTACTAACAGAGAAACTGGAGAGTGTAATCTTCGTCGTAAAGATAAAGAATATTTACAAGTAGCTAGACAGCACGTTTGGCCACATATTAAACATTATTCATTTGCAGATAAATTGAAAGAGTTCTGTATTCAAGTATTAGGTTTAGATTCTAATCTTGTGTATGGTAATAAAGAAGATAAAGAACAATTAACCCACCTCGATTGGAAAGATATGCCAGGGGTTTGTACTAACGAAGTGTTGTGCGACAAGGTTAATAAATTTAGTGCAACACTAGAAGATGATGATCCTGCTAAAAATTATGAACTATTTTATCATAAGCCAGGACCAATGACAGTAAGAGAGGTTTTACAATACTTCGGAACTAATATTTGCAGAAAAATGTTTTCTGACTGTTGGGTACATGCTTGTTATAATCAAGTTTTAAACGACGGTTCAGACTTAGCTGTAATTGATGATTGCAGGTTTCCAAATGAACTATTATTTGGATTACCAGATTGGCTTGATTGTAAAAAAATTATCTTTGTTAATAACGAAAGAGGTCAGCATGAATCAGAACGGGCTTTGGATAATATTCCAAAGAGATCCTATGATTACATCATGCCACATAAGTCAAAAATGACTTTAGAAGAAAAGCATGCAGAACTTAATAATGCATTAAAATGTTTCGGTTGGGATGATTTGCTTGATTAATGTTCTAGAAAAGAATAATAAAAAATTATGAAATTAACATATTTTCGATCAAGTTTACTTGGTAATTTAAAAGTATGTGAGCATCAAGCATATATTAATTATCAACTTGGGTTTGATTCTAAAGTTGGAAAAAGGGCAACATTAGGAACTACTACTCATAAAATCTTAGAAGTTTTGGCCAGAATTAAAAAACAGTTTGATTTATCTAAAAAAGAAACAATAACTTATATAGATGACGAAATTGGTTTTTCATTAGAAGTAAAGAAAGATGAGTTTTTATTAGAGTCTACATTATCACCTATTGAAGTAGATAAAATTAATACCAGCCGTATTAATAAAAGTGTATACAAAACAGATGCATCAATAAAATATAATCATATTAGGTATGGTATTGCTTTAGTTGAAAAAATAAGTAATATATGTATTGAACACTATAGGAAACACGATCATAATAAATGGGAACCTATTGATGAGCGTCATGTAAAGAACTGGGTTTGGATGGCTTTGGATTATAATAATGGAATGTTTGATCCTAGAAAACGCACAATAGTTTGTACTGAAAATCATTTTGATATAGAATTAAAAGAAGATTGGGCTGGGTATGAATATTTTATTGGTGACCAGCATATCAAAGGACAGTTACGATTAAAAGGCACAATTGATTTAACTACTCAAGTTGATAATGATACCTACGAGATAGTAGATTGGAAGAGTGGTCAGAAACTAGACTTTGGAACTGGATTACCAAAAACCTATGATAGTCTACATAGTGATCCGCAATTATTATTATATTATTATGTTGCTAGTCAACTGTATCCAGACAAAAATATTCAAATGACTATATTTTTTATTCGGGATGGTGGACCTTATACATTATGCTTTGGACAAAAACAAATTGATCAGGCTTTTGAAATGTTTGAAAAGATTTTTAAAGATATTAAGAGTATGAAATTACCAAAGCTGCTTGATCATAAGCATAAACACTTTATGTGCAACAGAGTCTGTACTTATTATAAAGAAAAAATGAATGGTCAAAGAATATGTGACTTTATTCATAAGGAAATCAAGAAGAATGGAATTGATTATGTGACTGAGACTTATACTAAACCGGGCCACGATTTATCATTTTATAGTCCACCAGGAGCAACATAATGAATAAAAAGTCGGATTTTCTGTATAATCTAATAGGAGATTATTATGAATAAACGAAAAACCGGCTGGAAAAGACAACTTTGGACCGAAAAAGAGGAAGAATTTCTTAGGAAAAATTATAAACTATTAGGACCCAGGGGATGTTCTAATGTACTAAACCGTACGTATACATCTGTAAAATCACACGCTATTGCTATAAAAATTACCTCTGAGAATAAATCTTGGACGCAAGAAGAAACGGATTTTCTGATCAAAAATTATACACTTTTAGGTGGTGTTGAATGTGCCAAAATTTTAAAAAGAACTAAAAAAGGTATAAATAAAAAGGCAGTACGATTAAATTTACAATCTAAAACTCTAATTACTGATGAACTAGCAAAAGAAAGATTAAGAGTACTTGGGTTGAAGTTATTAGAAAAATATTAATGTGCTAACTTTATTAAACATAAAGTACAATGTCATTGTGGTAAAATATTTTATACCTTATTACAATCTATCTTTAAAGGCGATACTAAATCATGTGGATGCTATCAATCTCAACAAACGTCGCTAAGATTTAGATTAGATTTAAACGGTTTTAAACAAAAGACCGGTAAGTTACAAGTTATTAAATATTTAAAAATAAAAAATAAACAAGCTTTATGGTTATGTAAATGTGAGTGTGGAAAAACTAAAGAATTATCTTCTAATTTGATTAAATCAGAATCTGTTAAAACCTGTGGTAACTGTTATGAGTTTAGAAATGGTATTAAAACATCCTTTATGGCTCTAGACCTACATCAAAGATTAATAGATGCTGGATATCATACCACCGAAAAAGATCATAACTATAAAATAAATAATCCCAGAATGTATATTGATATAGCTATTCCAAAGTTAAAAATTGCCATAGAATATGATAGCAAAAAATGGCATAAAAACACTAAATCAAAAGACTTAAAAAGAGTAAAAAAATTGCAAAAACTTGGTTGGAAAGTATTAGTAATAAGGTCTAAATATAGATTACCAAAAATATCTACTATTAATAAAAGAATTGAAAAATTACTAAATGGATCAAACTATGAAGTAATTACTTGTAAGGATTGGTATTAATGACAACCCTTGTACACACAACCTATGGACTATCTCCCTTAAATCTTAAACAGGAAAATGCCTTACTTTCGGCATTATATCATCCAAAAGATTTTTGTAAAAAAAGTCCAGATAAACAATTAATTTTAAGTGACTATAATTCATTATCGGGTGCAATTGAGTTTGCTAAAGCTTGTAAAGATAACGATATCAAACCAATTATAGGATGTAAGTTTTTAGATTCAAATAATAAAGCTATACATTTAATAGCTAAAAATAAGACGGGTTATACACAGTTACTTCACTTGGTTTCTAAGAGTAATGATAACTATAAACACAGACCAGTTCTAAATTTAGAAGATATAACCGATACTGATAACTTAATCTGTTTAGTTGGTGGATTATATTCAGTTACTACAGAAGTAGAATTTAAAAAATATATCAACAAATTTAAGAATCTTTATGGTATTCTAACTCCAAAGTGTTTGAATAACAGTGAAATTATAAAACTGTGTGAAAAATATAAAATACAACTTGATAAAATTAACGATTGTCATATTCTCGATAAATCAGATTTAGAAGATTATAAGATATTATTATGTTCGGCTTTTCGTTGCTCTTTAAAAAACCTTAATAAGAACCTTGATCTTAATCCTGAATTTATTCCAGCATTATCATCACAACATGTTCCGCTAGATAATGTTTCTTGGGTAGATAATATTGAAGAATATGATATTCTAAATAAACCAAGTCTACCAAAGTATGAATGGACAGAAGGATTATCTGAAAAAGATTATCTATTAAAATTATGCAGAGAAGGATATGCTAACAGAAAGAAAGAATCTTGGAATGAAGAATTATATGGAGAACGTGTAAAAGAAGAATTAGGAGTTATTCAAAAATATGATCTTACTGGTTACTTCTTAATTGTTTCTGATTATATTAGATGGGCAAAAGAAAGAATGTTAGTCGGGCTTGGTCGGGGGTCAAGCTCGGGCAGTTTAGTATGTTATTTATTAGGAATCACGGAGTTAGATCCGATTCCTTATAATTTATTATTTTCTAGATTTTTAAACTCTGGCCGATTTTCAGAGGGTAAAATTGAATATCCAGATATTGACACGGACTTTCCTCCTGATGGTCGTGAATCAGTTATTGAATATATTAGAAATAAATATGGAGAAAAGAGAGTAGCACAGGTTGCAACATTCGGAAGAATGATGGGGTCTTCAATCGTTAAAGAAATATTTTCAGCACATGAAGTTGGTAGCTTTGAACAGATTAATAGGATTACAAAATTACTTCCTCAAGAGGCCGATATAGAACCACAGTTGGTAGAAATGGAAGAAAATGGTGGTAAATATTCTATATTACAATGGACTCTTGAAAATAAACCAGATGTACTAAGAGATTATTGTGAATATAAAGATGGTAAATATACTGGGGATTATGCTGGATATTTTGAACAGGCCATTCGTTTAGAAGGCACTTTTAAGAATCAAGGCAAGCATGCTGCTGGTTTAGTTATATCTCCAATAAATTTAGAAGATGTTTGTCCAATGTTACATGATAAAAGTAGTGATTTTAAAGTTGCAGGAATGGATATGGATTCTCTTAAGAAGGCTGGACTTACGAAGTTCGACGCACTTTCTGTTAACGCACTGGCAAAAGTAGAGCATATATTCACTATAATCCAAGGAAAAACAGTAAAATCAGATATATAGACAAATATAAAATATGGCCTTTACTATAGTATAGAATAACAAGATTGGAAAATATGAAAACAGAAATCGAAACATTATTAAAAAATAAATTAGACATTTCTCATAAAAATAAATTATTTCTAACATACGTAAACTTACATGGTGTTATTGTACGTAGAGGATATCAGGTTTTTTATGATAATAAAGTACAGCCATTTAGTAAAATTTATAGAAACATGAATGATGCTATTGATAAGTTTATTGAATTGAAAAAGGTATTAGATAAAAATGAATCATAATAATTTACCAACTATCACCTCATCCAAAGAAGAAGTATTAAATTTTATAAAAGACAATAATATATATTTTCATATTCATAATAATGAAGATTGGGATTCTATGTCGGCATCAGATCGTAAATATTTTCTTGAGGATATACTTTGGTGCATTAATGACGAAGATTTAGAAAATATAGAAGAGTATTAATGGAATTAAAAAATTGTACACTATGTCCATTATCAGAAAACTTATTAGCAGGATGTACTCCATTTAAAACATACGGATCTGGTGATATACTTTTAGTTGCAACAAATCCATCAGAAGATGAGGTTCTTATCAATAGTCCTTGTAGTGCCGAATATGATTTCTTAAAAAAGATTATTAATGTTCCTTTTAGATACACATTTTTAACTAGATGTAACGGTGTAGCAAAGACTGAAAATAAAAAAGTTTGTATTGATAATTGGTTATCACAAGATATAAAGAAATCTAAAATAGTATTTGGTCTTGGTATTGAAGTTTGTTATCATCTAATTCCTATAAATAGAAAAGTAAAGATACAAGAAATTATAGGTGAAGAATTTACATCATTTGATACAAAATTTATACCAACTTATTCGGCTAATTTTGTGATGAACAGAAATAAAACTATATTAGAAAAATTCAAGAAAGTCTTTAATGAATGGAATTGAGTTAATAGCAAAAGAACGAGAGCGTCAAATAAAAGAAGAGGGATTTTTACCATCTTTAGACGATTCATATACAAAAGGCGAACTTTGTAGTGCAGCCGTATCATATATTTTATTTAATTATATATGGAGATGGGATCAATATCAAAATTGGTGGCCAGTTACCTGGAATAAGTCATGGTTTAAGCCTAAAAAATATACTATAGAAAATTTAACAAAAAGCGGAGCACTAATTGCTGCTGAAATAGATCGCATATTAAGATCTGAACAGTATAAAGGTAATCATTAATGAAAAGAGTAGACTACAGGGATGCCGATACTTTTAAGAAAGATATATTATTTAGTACTAAATTAGAAAAATTTTGGATTAAAGTATATCTTAAACAGATTTGTAATAAATATGATAAAATTGAATATGAAGATTATGGTACAGATAATACTGGAAAAGTAACAAAATATGCTACATCTAAGGCTGACTACAAGATTTATCTGTTTAAAAATAAGAAAAAAATAATTCAAAAGTTAGATGTAAAATGGGGTCCAACTAAGGGGAAGGTTACTTTTAAAGTTAACTCATTACAGAATTATATCAAAGATGGTTCTGATATTCTATTGTTTTATAATATCGGAAGAGTATCTTTAAAAAAACCAATGAATTATAAGCTTAATCAGCATATAGAATTAATAAATCAAAATATTAAAAATATCAGATATACTATTATCAAAACTTCAACAATGAAAGATATACTAGATAAGTATCCTCATGAAAAGGTATGGTACATGGGAAATAAACTAGCAGTAACTATTCCAGAATGTGATTTTTATAATTTCTGGAGAGGAAAGAAAATAAATGAGTTTTAAAATTAATGATAGTATTTTGGTTAGAGATATGTTTATGATGTTATCATATTATTGTAGGATAGTAAGTATTGTTTATTTTAAACATAAATTACATCTTATCCTAACTAAGGATGAAAAATATTCATTGGGTCAGGTATATTTTATTAAAAAAGATAATCAAGCTATTTCTGAAATAAGAGCTACCTCATGGCATAATTCAATTGATGAATTAAATAAATATTGGACTATAACAGAAAGTATAACTAATGAACTCTAATACAATTATCTTCATGGATTACGAAACAACCGGCAAGGATAAAAACAATACTCAACCAACACAGCTTGCAGCTGTTGCAATAGATCCTAAGAAGTTGGAAATTATCGAAACCGGTATTTTTAATTCAGATATAAGACCCATCTTTGATAAAGACAAGCAGTTAAAGAATGGTCTAGGTGAAATTGAAGATAAGGCATTAGAAATCACAGGAATGTCTATTGAAAGATTAGAAAAAGCACCTGACTTAAAAGTAGTATGGGCTCAATTTTGTACCTTTGTTAATCAATTTAACAAGACTGGTAGATTATGGGACGCCCCAATTTGTGCTGGTTTTAATAATAATAGATTTGATGATATAATTACTGATAGAATTATTGGTGGTAATTGTAGGTTAAATCCAACCTATTCTATAGAAGAAAAGAATGAATTAGGAAAAATGGTAACTAATACTTATCCTACTAAAGAACCATATAAACTTGGACCTTGGGATGATAAAAAAGGACAGTCAAAACTTTTTCATCCTAGAGATAATTTTGACCTTCTCCGTATGTTATTTCATTGGTTTGAGTCCGATTATACTGTAAAAAGTTATAGTATGGATAATATGAGAGAAAAGTTTGGTATTAATAAAGAAGGGGCTCATAGTGGAATTGTGGATGTTCTACAAGGGGCAATGTTATTAATTAAATTTATGAAATTAACTCGTCATGTTCATAAACAAATGAGATCAAAATTTAATAATACGTGTTTTGAAGAAGAGAACAAGGTTATTACTAGAATCATGAGTAAGTATAATTATGAATAAAATGATATCTAAAGAAGAGTTGTATGATTTATACTATAATAAAAAATATACTATACTTAAAATATCTAAAATACTAAACCTAAAAAAAAGAAGTATATCTTTATATATTAAAAAATATGATTTACAAAAGGGGCCGACAAAACATATTAAAATAGAAAAAGTAATAGAGGCTATTCCAAAAAATATTTTATACAAAGAGTATTTTATAAACTTAAAAAGTTGTAATATAATAGCAAAAGAATACGGTTTTAGTAATAAAGCAATATATAAACTTCTTAAAAAATATAATATTAACACTAAATTAGGAAATACTCCAACTAACTTAATAGGCAAAAAGATTGGACACCTAACAGTACAAAAATTATCTAATAAAAAAAATAAACACAATTCAGTTTGGACATGCTTGTGTGATTGTGGTAAAACCATAGATATTATATCTTCTAATTTAATGTCTGGAGAAACCAATTCTTGCGGATGTTATAGAAGCGGTTCTAAACATTATATGTGGAAAGGTTATGAGGAAATAAGTGGTGGTCATTTTAATGGAATAAAACAAAGAGCATTAGATAATAAAATAGAATTTTCAATAAGTATTGAATATATTTGGCAAGTTTTTTTAGATCAAGATAGAAAATGTAAATTAAGTGGAATAAGTCTATATTTAGGACCCGGTAAAAAAAGAAATGCGTCCCTTGATAGGATAGACTCATCAAAAGGTTATACTAAAGAAAATGTACAATGGGTACATAAAGATATAAATAAGATGAAACAAAATTTAAAAGAAGAGTATTTTATAAGAATGTGTGAATATGTTACAAAACACAATCAATGATCTAATATATAATTTACCAACGAATGATGAGTTGACGTGGGATACGATTTGTCGTGGAGACGTTAAGGGGATTTTTCAACTAGAATACCTAGGTAAACACTGGTCTAAAGAATTAAAGCCTAGATCTATTGAAGAGTTATCTGACTTAATCTCTGTGATACGACCAGGAACCCTCGAAAGTAAATTAACTGATGAAAACGGAAAGGTTAAATCTTTAACACAAGTTTACTGTGATCGTAAAAACAAAATAGATATAATTAAATTTCAACATCCAGATTTAGAAGTTATTCTTGGGCCAACTCAGGGGATTATTGTTTATCAAGAACAGGCTATGCGTCTTGCACAAATTTTAGCAGGCTTTGATTTAATTCAAGCTGATATTTTACGTAAAGCTATTGGTACCAAAGATTCAAAAATTATGGCATCATTAGAAAAAACATTTCTTGATGGCTGTAAAACAATTGGTAAACTAGATGAGCAATTATCTAAAGAAGTATTTGAGAATATTAAAAACAGTCAAAGATACTCATTTAATCAGTGCTTAAGTCCTGATACAGTAGTAGAATCTAGACACGGTTATCTAACACTAGATGAAGTAAATATTGGGGATGAAATTTTAACACCATCTAGTGACTATAAAACAAATGTATTTTCTACGGTTCTAAATAAAATAGAACAAGGAAAACAAGAAGTATATGAAGTAATATTAGAATCTGGAGATAGTATTTTATGTACTCTTAATCATAAATTTTTATGTTCAGATAAAATTATAAGACGATTGTCTGATATTATTAAAAATAATCATGAAATGACCCTTTTGGATGAAAATAATGTATAATACTATGAGAGACATTAATAGGAGTCAATCATATGAATATAAATAATAAAGAATGGCATATATGTAAAATATGCAAAAAAACAATCAAGTTACTGGCTCCAATATATGGAGGCGGTGGGGTGTATCTTACACAGGTATTCTTAAAGCATCTAAAAATAGATCATGGTTTAACATATAATGAATATTTTTTTAATACATGTAAGTTAAAAAGAAAGAAGTGCCCATGTAAAATTTGTAATAAATACTTAAGTATAATAATACAAGGATCAAAATTTAGATATAAAAAGTATGCATGCGGTAGAAATCCTGGACAACAAAAATGGAGTCAGGATGCAAAAATTACTAGAAAAGGTGCTGGTAATCCAATGTATAAAAAAATACCTTGGAATAAAGATGAAACAAAATTTACACACCCATCTGTATTACAAACTAGTATTAAAACAAAGGGTAGAACAACCCCCTTAAAGGTTAGACAAAAACAAAAAGAATCTGCATTAAAAAGAACTGTTCATGGACATACTGGACATAAGCACACGGCAGAAAATAAAGAAAAATTTAGACAAAATACATTGAAGATGATTAAAGATGGTAAATTTAATCAAAACGAAACGAAACCCGTAAAAGAGTTTAGTAAATTATTACGAAAATTAAATATTCTTTTTGAAAGAGAAAAAATAGTAGAATTTTGGTCAGTGGACTTTTATTTACCAAAATATAATATATATATAGAAGTTGATGGTGATTATTTTCACTCGAATATAAAGTTTTATCCAAATGGTCCTAAGACAAAAACACAAAAGGTTAACTTTTACAGAGATTTAAAAAAGAATAATTATTTTAAAAATAATAATTTATCATTAACAAGATTTTGGGAAGATGATATTATTAATAATATAAAACAAATTGAGAAAGAATTATGCAATTTACTAAAATTAAATCCATAAAACCAATAGGAAAAATTAGAACTCTAGATATAGAGGTTGATAATGATCATCATTTATTTTATGCTAATAACATAATCACATCAAATTCACATGGAGTTAGTTATAGCTACATCTCCTACTGGACTGCGTATCTAAAAACTCATTACCCTCTAGAATTCTATACTGAATATTTAAACAATGCTAAAGATAAACCAAAGCCAAAAATTGAAATTAAAGAATTAGTTACGGATGCTCAAAGACATGACATAAATGTACGCATGACACACCTGTCCGACATTAAAGAAGATGGTATTGTAGATTTTTATCATAAGAACGGAGAGATTTTATTTGGATTACAACATGTAAAGCAAATTGGTAAACTTCATATTAAATCTCTTATGAAAACTCTTTCTAAAAATCCATCATGGATAGATATATTAGAAGCTAACTTACAAAAACAAACAATGATCAATCTAACATCTGTTGGTTTTTTTGATGAATATGGAATTAGTAGAAAGGATATGCTGCATCAGTATACCATTTATAATAAGCTATCCTCTAGAGAAATCAATTTAACGTTAGAATGCAAAGGTACTTTACAGGAAAAGTTTAAATTTATACTTGATAAGGTTAATATTAACAGGCGGGTTATTATTCAAGATTTAATTAAGGCTTTAGATCATCCGCCATATTCTTTAATTGATGATCCGGCCTGGAGATACGATGTTGAAAATGAAATGCTTGGTATTTGTCTTGACTTTCACAAAACAGATATTTCTGACGAGATTGCAAATGCAACATGTAAAGAAATTAACGATGGTAAGCAGAATGAGTGTACATTAATATTAGAAATTACCGAACCAAAAGAATATAAAATCAAGCAGGGAAAAAGTAAGGGTGAAATGATGGGGTCTTTTAATGCGTCTGACAATACCGGAGAAATCAAATGTATGGTATTTTCAGAAGTGTGGACAGAGAATAGACACAAGCTATACCCAGGGGCCGTAATATTCGTTATGGGTTATCCTGGTAAAAAAGGAGGGTTTGTAATATCAAAAATCAAATAAATGAACTTGACTTATTGATCGAAAATAACTATATTGTATATGTAAAGCCCGTTTCCGAAAACGCTTTGTCTGTGTTTTTACCTGCAAACCTAGATTTAGACATGTTTGAAGAGGAAATAACGTTTTTCTATTACAAAAACGAATTAGTTATTTCAAATAAAAAGAAAACAAATACTTTTCGGGTTTTAGATTATGAAGTAAGGCCGTTTATTGTTTGTTACATTTGTCTATTATCTTTAGAAAGATCTATTCCAACAAAATATATTATAGCTAATGATAAAAATGGAAAATCTACAACAATATATTCTTTTTTGTCGGAACCATTAAATAAAGAAAAAGAAAGTGAATTAACTTTAGATTTATCTAATTTTATAAAATCTCAGAATTTAGATAATATGAAAAATAAAATTAGTATTGAGAAGTTTATGAAGATATTTAAAAAGAGAAATAAATAAATAATTAGGAGAATAAGTAGTGCAGACTTTTGGTATAGGATTCCTTGCTAAACAACCCAAACTAGTAAATGTAAATGATTCTGTTGTTTGTAACTTTAGACTTGCAACTATAGAAGAACGTATTGTTAATGGACAAAAGGTAGAAGATACCCACTTTTTTGATTTTGAATTATGGGATACTGCTGCTAAATATTTATATGAAAATGCATCAGTTGGTGATACTATATATGTAGAAGCGACTCCCAGAGAACGCACCTTAAAGACTGATGATAATTTTTATAAATTAGTAAATTTTCGAGTAACAAAGTTTAGACTTTTCAAGAAGCAAGCTAAAAATGAATCATAAAATATTAGTTATCTCCGAGTTTTCTGATCTATCTACAGGATATGCTGCGTACTGTCGTGAGTTACTTATGGAATTAAGTAAGAAATATGAAGTTGCAGAGATGGCACGGTATGTAAGTCCTGAAGACCAAAGGGTTTACAACAAACCGTGGAAAGTTTATCCGGTAGTACCAAGTAAAAAGGATACTAAGGCTTTAGAGCAATTTAGATCAAATCAGAAATATATGTTTGGAGAATTAATATTTGAAAAAATATGTTTGGATTTTCAACCTACTGTAGTGATTTCTACCTCAGACTTTTGGCAAGATAATTTTGTAGACGAATCTCCATTTAGAGATAAATTTCACTGGATTTGGATGGTAACTGCTGATGCACCAAATCAACACGAAGAATGGTTGGATGTTTATTCTAGGTGTGACACAGTATTAGCATATAATGACTGGTCTAAAGATACTTTAATTAATGAAACTTTTCAAAGACTAGATGTTTTATCGGAGGCACCACCAGCAGTATCTTCTGATCTTAAGCCATTAAACAAAGAACATATTAAGAAAACATACGGATTACAAGATAAATATATTATCGGTACCGTTATGAGAAACCAAAAAAGAAAAGCTTTTCCAGATTTATTTAAATCGTTTAGATTATTCCTTGATCGAACTGAACGCAACGACATTTTACTTTATTGTCATACTTCATATCCAGATTCAGGATGGGATATACCTAAACTTTTAAATAAATATGGACTTAGCTCTAAAACACTATTTAGTTATAGATGTGAAAACTGTGGGTTCTTTTTTCCATCATTCTTTTCGGATATTTCTAATTTTTGCCATAGGTGTAAACAACCAAAAGCACATATGTGTTCTGTTAAAAATGGACTCACAACAAAAGACTTTGCGGTAGTTTATAACTTAATGGATCTATTCGTTCTTTATTCCTACCTGGAAGGATTTGGTGTTCCTGGAGTAGAAGCCGCAGCCTGTGGTGTTCCGGTTATGGAAGTAGATTTTTCAGCAATGAAGGATGTGGTTAGAAAACTAAATGGTGAACCATTAAAGGTTATCTATGAATACTACGAATTAGAAACCGGAAGAGATTGGGGGATGCCCGATAATGAATTCTTTGTTGATAAGTTAATGGAGTTTTTTAATAAACCAAGTGTGCTGATGAAAGCAGAAGGAAAGAGGGCACATGATGGCTATATTAAAAATTATGGATGGGATAAAACAATAAAAGTATGGGCCGATGTTTTTGATAAAATAGTTATTCAAAATAAATGGAAAGATCCTATTAAATATATTAATACAAATATTAAAGCCCCAGAAAAATGTTCTAATACTACTTTTGTAAAAACATTAATTCATCATTTAATTCCTAAATATTCAAACACTTATTTAGAATTGAAACTTATACGACAATTGAACTATGGTGTAACTACTCATAATCCATTATCTAATTTTGGAGACGATACATCTATAGCTGGAAGGGCTCAAATGATGCCTTTTAATAGAGAGGAATGTTATAAATATATTTTGAATATAGCAAATAAGTATAATTATTGGGAACAGATTAGGAGCAAAAATGTCTAAAGTATTATATTTAGATCGTTTACACGATTGGGCACAAGTTAGGAGCCACAATGTCTAAAGTATTATATTTAGGACATTTGAATGAGGGTGATTCTGGATGGTCAAGATGTGCCAGGGATTATATTCGTTCGTTAAAAACAAAAACAGAAGTTGTCGCCCGATCTATATTTCTCTCTAAAAACGAATTACCACCTGATGATATCCAAGAATGTCTAGATAATGATAGCGACGGAATTACACATATCATCCAGCATCTATTACCACACTGGATGGACTATAATGGCAATTATAAAAATATAGCTATTTCCATCTTAGAATCTAGGAATATAAAATATTCAGGATGGTGTTCTAACCTGAATCTTATGGATGAGATATGGGTTCCTTATGAGCAAGCATTAAAAGAGAAAGATATTACGCGGCCTAAGTTTTTAGTTCCACACGCTTGTGATATTAACGAATACTACGAGCTATACCCCTCTTTTTCTCTGCCTGAAACTTTTAACTTCTATACTATTGGTGAATTCATCCGTAGAAAAAATCTACCATCTTTAATACGTGCATTTCATAATGAATTCTCATCTAACGAGCCAGTTAATTTAATTGTTAAAACTAGTAAGTTTAATACTTCTTCAGAAGATACTAGAAAAGAAGTAATATTTTCTTTAAATAAAATTAAAGAAGGGTTGAAAATATATCCAAGTATTGAGTATTATAAACCAGAAATTATTATTACTGAACATTTAACTAGACAACGGATTATGTCTTTGCATCAAGCTTGTCATTGTTATATTAATTCTTCTTTTGGAGAAGCTTGGTGCTATGGTGCCTTTGATGCTATGGCAGTTGGTAATTCAGTAATTTCTACAGATTTCGGTGGACCTGTGGATTATTTAAATGAATATTCTAATGGATATCTTGTTTCTTCTAAGGAAGAACAGTGTTATGCTACAATGGATACTTTTAAAGATATTCAGTCTAGTCGTGAAACTTGGAATAGTATTGATATACTGGAATTACAAAAGAATATGAGACTTGTATATGAGAACCATAAGAATAAAAGAGATGATGGTTTGAATATAGCTAAGAATTATTCGTATGATAATATCGGAGAAAGAATGGTGGAGCTTTTGGTATGAGTCAAACTAGATTAATAACAGTTTCAAATGAGGCTGCTGACTGTTTAGCGTTTTTTACAAGTTACAAACATTATGGTCCAACTATATCAGATGCAATTATAAATCTAACCAAGGAATGGTTTAATAGAGAAGGTAGAGAATATACTGGCGACCTATGGCCTGATTTTGATTATATAAAGGAAAAAGAAGTTGTCACAAACTAGATCAATAATGAAGTCATTAGACAGGTCTCATTTGCATGGATTAAGTGTTTGCACACATGAGAGGACAGAAAGTCATTTTCAACATTTAAACGGAGTTGACTTTTGGGCTATCTCTCAAAATAAACATCATAAACAGTGGAATACTAAATTCGCACCAATTCCTACTAATTATCATTTACTGTATAATCGTGTAGGACAACCTGAGTTTCCTTTGTGGTTAGATTTTGATTTTGTATTATCTCAGTCTAAATTTGGGCAATTCCAAACACTAGCACATCTAGCTGAGCAATTCCAATTGCCAATGATTTCTGTTGAGCATACTTGCGTTATGCCACCACCAATGTGGAATGAGCAACAAGTGAGTCAATTAAGAAATATGCGTGGTACTGCCAATGTATTTATTTCAGAATGGAGTAAAGAAAATTGGGGATTTGTTGGTGATGATGTATTTGTGATTGAACATACTGTTGACTCTAATCTTTTTACTCCGGGATCAACAAAACGAGAAAATAAATGTTTAGTAGTTGCTAATGATTTAATTGGTCGTGATTATGTTTTAAATTGGAAACTATGTCAAAAAATTGCTAGTAAGATTCCTACAAGATTCGTAGGCGATACTCCTGGGTTATCCAAATCAGCAGAATCAGTTAATGAGCTTATTGAAGAATATAGGGCCGCTAAGATCTTTTTAAATACTGCACCACTTAGTCCAATTCCAACATCAATGCTTGAGGCAATGTCATGTGGATGTATTCCGGTTTCTGTAGCTACTTGTGCAATACCGAGTTATATTAAAGACGGGGAAAATGGATTATTAGCTAATGATGAAAAGGGTATATTAGAAGCCATAAGATTGATTATGAATGATAATGATTTAGCTGAAAAACTAAGTGCTAATGCTCGAAAAACAATTATAGAGCGGTGTAATATAAATAGATGGGTAAAACAATGGCACTGCGTGATTAATTATGTACTTTCACACTAGGATAAGATAATGAAACTTAATATAACAGAAAAAGAATTTGCAGAATATATTGTTAATTTTATGAATGAATTATTAGAATATGATAAAAACGCTATAGCATGTTTAATAGCAAACAGGGTTCCATGTAATGAAAAGTTGTCAGACCATCCAACTGTTCAAGTTATGAGACAAAATGACGGATATACCGTTGGTTTACTTGGTATATTAAATGGATTAATTGGGTGTGATAATAATTTTCAAGGATATATTGGATTTGAATTTCAGCCAGATGAAGAATCTAGTTTTAGAACTTCATTATCAAGATTTATAGTAATGGAACCAAAAAATGAAACTTAATATAACAATCCAACCATACGAACTTTCAGGATATAAAAATATATCACCATTAACTGGATCTAACGTTCTAGATCTTCCTGTAGAACAGGCCGAGTGCACAGAAATTATTGCTGAAGATATTATCGATTATATTTTATACGATAAAATTCAAGAAGTTGTTTCCGGGTATGTTTCTAAACTTAGACATGGTGGCAGAATTATTCTTGGTGGTACAGATGTTTTTGAAGTATCAAAACAATGTTTAACACAAGCAACCCCAGTACAAAAAATTAATACTATTCTATATGGAGACGGGAATCCTTCAGGATGGGGCTTTAAAAGAAGCTGTACCACAATTATTCATATAACTTCAATTTTGTCACAATTGGGACTTAAAATTACAAAACAAAGATTAGAAGAAACTAAATTTATTGTTGAGGCTTACAGAGCATAACTTATGAGTGGATTAGAGGTTTATCGTGACTAAGACTTCCTGTAAAGACTGTTTGTTTGCTATATATTCCAACGGTATCCAAAAAGGATGTCAAATTGGTAGATTAGAAAAATTTGGAAAAGCGGTTAAATCTTCTGAGTGTGGTACTCATTTTATGATTGATCGTCTTTGTAATATGTGTAGACATACAAAATATTTAGATAGGTATATTAGTCCAAAAGAAGAAGTTAGGATGGAGGTACGGATTAAGGTAGATATTATAATTCCAATAACTTCATTAGATCGTACAGACTTAGCATTATGTGCATCTGGTGTTAGTTCATTAGGTCCACACTGTGTTAAATTAATTGTTGATCAGAATTCAGAATACTGGAAAGTGCAAGAAGTGTTTTCTAAGTTTTGCGACTGTCCTTTTAATGTGTGTATAGTCTTTGACCAAACAGATGAAGCAGGAAAAATAGATCATATAGTTAATTACTGTAAGGGTGAATATTATATGATTATTGAACAAAATAGAATTCCTTTAATGGAAAATCAATTAATAGATGACTTGGATAAAATTATTAATGATGACCTACAAAGGGTTTTAATGGTAAGACCTACTGATAAAATGAACTTCTTAACTGTAAATAGGTTAATGCATAAAGCCGTATATGGTAATACCGACTCAAGTATTATAGACAAAATTGAAAACATAGCCAAAGAAAATAAAAGGCCAGATTGGATAAGAGAATGGATAAGCAAGTAACATTTATAATCTGTTGTTACAATAACTCACAGTGGATACAGAATGCAATTCAAAGTGCAAAAAACCAAACTGTTAAAAATAAAATTTGTATTATAGATGATGGTTCAACAGATAATTCTGTAGAAATTATACTTAATACGTTAAACTTACCTTCAAAAATAGAAGAAAATGAATATATCAAATATACAGACGGAACAGATTTACTTATTTCCTTATCAAAAAATCATGGTCCAAGCTATGCAAGAAACATCGGTATTGCTGCGACAATCAAAAATACAGACGTGTATGCCATACTCGATGCTGATGATGAAAACTATCCTAATAAACTCGAAAGATGTTTGAAAGATTTAGAAGATCCTAACGTTGGAGTAGTTTATGCGGACTACGATATTTTAGATGTTGATAAAGATTTAATTAGAAGAGAATATAAAGAAAGGTTTTCTAGATCAAGATTAACACAAGAATGTATTGTTCATAGTGGATCATTAATTAGTAAAAACTTTTTAAATAGGGTTAAAGAAGATACCGGATGGTATGATTCAACTCTTAGGTGTGCAGAAGATTTTGACTTGTGGCTTAGGTTATCAGAAATATGCTATATATCACACGTTCCAGAGTCTCTTTCTTTAGTTAGGGTTCATCAAAATAATTCTACAAATTCTGTAAAAAAAGAAATATGGAACCAATGTTGGCAAAGGGTATCTCAAAAATTACATGATAGAACAAATAAAACGAAGAAATAAACAAGATCCTAAAGAAGTCTGTATTATTATCTACGGAAGTAGATTTAATGAATCAATGAAATCTTTCGGGCCTAAGTGTTTATATAAAGATAAATTTGGGAAACCTATGCTAGAAACCCAAATTAAATCAATAAGACAAATCTATCCTAAGTCAGATATTATTATTACTGGCGGATATCAAATTGAAAAGGTTTTAAAATTTAAATCTGATAATATTCGTGTAGTTGAGAATCAGTTTTATAATGAAACAAATGAAGTTGAAGATGTAAGATTGGCACTAAATAACACTAACAGTAAACATGTTATTACTATATCATCAGACCTTATCTTTAATAAATATGCAGTATCTAATTTAACAACTAGTCCTACATTAGTATTTGATTCTAAAATGCAGCTTAGAGACAGTGAACTAGGAATAACTGTCATTAATAAAAAAGTAGAGCGTATAGATTTAGTTTTAGATGAGAAAAAATGGTGCCACATTTCCTTCTTTGAGAATAGATCTCTTTACTTGTTAAATAAACTTTGTAATAAAACCAATAATAAACTATTTTTATTTGAAATTATAAACCAAATAATTAATGATGGTTGTATTTTTAACGGTATAGAACCAAATGGTATGTTAATTAAGAAAATACAAACCCAGGATCATTTTAGAAAGTTAAAAGAAGATGCGTATATTAATAGCTAACGATAATAAAAATGCCCATAGTTTCATTAGATCAGCATTTTCTAAAGCACTTGCTGTATCTGGCCACGAAACTATTTTATGGAACACTTGGCAAAAGCCAGTATATGATGCATTTGATGAAGCTAATCCTGATTTATTTTTTGGACAAGGATACAACCTAACCCCAGCGTTTGTTAAGTGTATAGAAGAACGTCCGGATATGAGTTTGGTTTTAAGGGTTTCAGACTGGTCAAAGTTTAATGACGAATTAGATAAGACGGTATATCCAGTACTAACGGCTTCAAAAAAAGAAATTCAATTTATGAAGCATATTCAAACATTACCAAATAAGTTAGTAGTTCATTCTCATCACCACGAAAATTGGATTAAAGAAACACATGAAAATTGGTTGACGGATGGATTTGACCTATATTCATTTAAAAACTTTGCCGATCTATTTGAATATACAAATGGAGAATATCAAAAAGAACTAGAATGTGATCTTTCATTTATCGGTGGATATTGGGGATACAAAGCACAAAATTTAGATAAATATATCATGCCACTTTGTGAACCAGATCGTAATTATAAAATTAGAATCTTTGGTAATCAGCATTGGGCTACGGCAAAATATTGTGGGTTTTTACCAGACGAACAGGCTAAACATATTTTAAAATCTACTAAAGTATGTTTATCGGTACATGAGCCTCATTCTACAAAACTTGGCTATGATATAGTAACACGTCCATATAACTTAATGATAAATAAATGCTTTTTTGTTTCTGATTATGTTGAAGGATTAAAAATAGATTTTCCAGAATGTATCACTGCTAAAAATCCAGAAGAATATGAAAAGCTTATTCAATACTATTTAAATAATCAAGCAGAGAAAAATAACATAGATATACTTTACAAACGTGTTTTAGAAAAACACACAGCCTTTGAGAGACTAGTAGATATTTTTAATAAACTAAATTTAGATACTAAATCATTAATTAATGGTAAACAAATAGTAACAGAGAAAAAGAACTTATGAGAATTTTAATCACTGGAGGAAATGGGTTTCTTGGTAGAAATTTACACGGTTATCTAAGTAAAAAATATGATGATATAATTCTATTCAATCCAAGGGATAATCAGTATTTTTATAATGATATTACTAATGAAAAAAACGTAGAATTAATGATGTCTTTTAAGCCAGATGTTGTATATCATCTAGCCGCCATCCCAAACTCCAAGCCATCAGACAAAGACCAAAATCGTATTTTAGATGTTAACATTAAGGGTACGCACAACATTTTAAGATATATGCAACCTGGATCAAAAATGGTATTTGCGTCTTCAATAGTAGTTTATGGTGATAAATCAACTCAACAAAACGAACAAGAAGATCATCGTGATTCTACATCTGTCTATGCCGCAACAAAGGTAGCGTGTGAAGAACTAATCAAAGCTTATTCTGTTCTAAATGATATTGATTATACTATTTGTAGATTAGGAGCGATGGTGGGCCCACACTTAACCCACGGATTAATTAAAATCATCTTAGAAAAACTAAAGACTGATAATGATTATATTGAGTTACTTGGTGATAAACCGGGATCTATTAAGCCATATACTTATGTAAAAGATGTTGTAAATAAGATGGTCGAGATTCCATTAAACAAGATGATCAAACATAATAAAGTTTTAAATATTTGTAATAACGATCCTATTTCTGTTGAGGATGTTGCTAATATTATAATGTCTTATACTGGAATAAATAAGAAAATTAGATGGATGGGTGATGAGGCCAATTGGAAGGGTGATAATAAACATCTTCATGCGGACAATTCGTTTTGTTTGAAGTTGAGTCGGACTGGATTTCTTAATAGTGAAGATTCAATTAAGGAAGCTTTAAATGATATTAGATAATATTTACGTAGGACAGTGTCTTACATTAGATGAGCGTATTGAAGAAGTACAAAGGATTAAAAAAGAATGGTTTCAATTTGGTATTTCTATTGAGCCATTTATTGTTGGAAAAGGTAAGAAGCTTTCAAAAAGTTTGTATAATCATATAGATATAGATAAACTCCCGCCCGTATATTCTAACTCCACTGATTATCCTACGTGGTGGAAAGCTAATACATATAATGCGTGGTTAAGTCACAGGAAGATTTTCCAAAGTTTTATCCAGTCTGGACTATCTACTCTTCTTCTGCTTGAAGATGATTCGTTTATAGAAGAAGATGCCAAGGATATTTTAGAAAAGGTTAGTCCTTATCTAGAAACTATTGGTTGGGACATGTTATATTTAGGAAGTTATCCAAATCCAGGATCATGGAGTCCTACTCAGCATGAAAATGTTATGAGGCTCAGTGGAGCCGGAGGATTTCATTCGATCTTAATTAAAGATTATGTTGTTAAAGCTTTGTTAGAATTTGATCCAATTGGCCCATATGATGATTTATCCGGAAGATTTTTACACGATAGATTTAATTGTTATGGAATTTATCCTTGTATAGTAAGTCAAAAGGATAATTATTATTCTAATATTGAAGAACAAATTTTACCAAAACCATCAAGATGGAGCCGATAGATGTTATTACAATGTAGACCAGAGAATCATTCACTATATCAGATGATAAATTCGTTAAATATACCAATTAAAAATAAAAACATATTATTTACAGGTAGTCATGATTTTATAGAAAAAGATATTTTTGATAGACTTGAGCCAAACGTGGTAGATTTATTTGAATGTAATCCAACAGTATTTGCTTCTCTTAAAGATAGAATAAGAGGAAAAGAAAATATATACAAAGCACATTTCGGTTGTCTATGGTCAGAATCTAATATAGAAAAAGAATTTCATTTTTATAGAGATAAGTATGACGGAGCTGGTTCTTTATATAAAGAAAAAGATTTTAATAAGTATATACCTGATTGTAAAAGAACCGGAGATACCGTAAAACTAAAAACTATAACTTTAGATGACTATATTGAAGATATAGGCTTGCCTAATTATGACTTATGGATTTTAGATTTACAAGGGGCAGAATATGATTGTTTTTTGGGCGGTAAAAGCATATTAAACCAATCTTCTTTAAAGTGGATCATCTGTGAGGTTTCTAATTTTGAGTGCTATGATGGGCAAAAATTAGAGAATGATATTACAGATTTTCTTTCTAATTATGGATTTGAAAAAATAGCAATTAGAAAAGACTGGGGAGATAAAGAATGGCATGGAGATACAATTTATAGGAGAAAAGATGAAACAGTATAATGAAGTTTTCCAGTTAGACAAAAACAGTTGGTTCGACTTTGAACAAGTCTATGATATGGCTGTAGATCATTTTGACGATGCTCAATTTGTAGAAATTGGATGTTGGCAAGGTGCATCGGCTGCTTACTTAGCTCTAAAGATTAAAGAATCAGGTAAAGATATAAGATTATTTTGTATAGATACATGGTTAGGGATTTGAATTGCTCTGAAGCTCAGAGACGTATTAAGGAGTTACCAAAAAGTTTATATGATACGTTTATTGAAAATATAGAAAAGTTGCACTTAAGTTATGATAAATGTAATGATACGAAAGAAATATTAAATACTGTGGTATTTGGTCAGTCTGATATTACAATGGTTCCTGGTGATTCGTATGAAAAAATGCAACTATTCCCAGATCATTCTTTAGACTTTATATTTATTGATGGCGGCCATTCAGAAGAAGTTTTTAAGAAAGACGTAGAAATCTCTAAGAAAAAGATAAAACCAAATGGATGGATTGGTGGTCATGATCACACTGCACCACACATACAAAGAATAGTTAATGAAGAGTTTAAACAATTTGAGGGAATTAAGACATCACGTAATGAAAATACAATAGCATCCTGGTTAGTGCGGGATGTAGGAATATAGGAAGGATAATATGTTAGTTTCAACTTTTCTTTTCGATGGGTGTCACGAGGATACCCTGTTACATTTGAAGTGTACACTAGAAGATGAAGGTGTAGACCTTTGGATTTTACAAGAAAATACATATAATCTAAAGGGTGAATACAAAGGGGTATACGCCCAGGAAGTTTTAAAGCAGGAAAGATTTAAGCCATATCTTCATAAGATTCAAGTAGTTTCCGCAGATGTTAACCCGCTAGTAGGGTCAGAAGAACATCAGAATTTTATGAGAGAAGGGTGGCAGCGTACCCTGGGCTACGAATTACTAGAACAATGTCCAGATGATACACTCATATTAGTTTCGGATGTGGACGAGATGGTAGACTTTTCTAATAGGGGCCGATATGATAGATTTTTTCAGGGTGTATTACAAGACAGAGTAACTTTTTGCCGTCGTCGCAGGGCATGGTTCGACTTTGATAATGAATGCTTTCTAAAAGATATCAGGGTTCCTATTATACCACTTAAGATAGTATTAGGAAATCCTAGTGCATTACCACAAACTAGGCACTATCACGACGAGAGTAGAACATTCGGTAGTTATAATGACTCAATTATTTACGAGTACAGCTATTGCTTTTCACAAGATGGAATCAATAAAAAAAAGACAAATTATAGCCATACTGGCTTTACTCCTGAGTGTGTTGAAGGTGCATTAAAGTTAAATTGCTGGCCAAGAGCAAAATCTCGTGGAGAAAAGATTGACTGGAATGGCAATGATCTATTTGAAACTATGATTTTAACAGAAGAAAATTCACCACAGTATGTACGAGAACATTTAGCCGAATTAAAGACAAATGTAGTAGATCCTAACTATAAAGAAAATCGTAAAAACTGGAAATTGGATTATACCGGATGAAAATAAATGTCATTTCCATACCACGGTCTGGCCACTCCGCAATAGCATTTTGGCTCGCACAAACTTCCGATCCCGAATATCTTGGTGATCCGTGTGCAAAAATAGTAAGATCTGAACCATATAACTACTCATACACTTACACACAAAATTCTATCTACATATGTCCATATAATGATCTATTCGTTATAGATTCTAATTTAAGAAAAATGCTATCCGACTATTCTTTTAAAAACATTCTTATTGATAACCAAGCATTAGATTTTTGTTATATTAGAGGATTTCATAAAGCACCTATCTATGCAGATAATATTATTGTATTTAGAGATTTTTATAATAACTTTGCCAGCCTTATCAAACATCAAGAAAGAAATAAAGACCGTGTTTCTAATTTATTAAAATTAAGAAGTGCATGGATATCTCAAGCTAATGAAATATTAGGTAATACCAAAATAATTAAGGATAAAACTGTAATATTATACAACCAATGGTATTCTTCAGTTAAATATAGAGAAAAAATCTGTAATAAATTAAAGTTAAATTTTACCGATCTTGGTTTTGACAGGGTTCCACATATGGGATCTGGTAGCTCTTTTGATAGATTAGAAAAAGATGGTGAAGCAGAGAAAATGTTAGTAGGTAATAGATATGAACAACTGAGAGATGATCAGTCTAAAGAGTTGCATAATTTAATTACACCGGAAATAGTAAATTTAAATAGAAAAATATTCGGTAAACCTCATCTTGAACAATACATTCAGTATTATCCTTGGTGGTATAAAAAATTAATGGATTGGAAATTAATATAATTCTTAAAAAGATTTAAACGATTACATTGTTATTATCCTGGTAGTATAAAAAATTAATAGACTGGAAAATTATATGATTTATGTTCTAGTGGGCAACATAGCTTGCGGAAAAAGTACCTATTCAAAACAAATGGCACAAAATGGTGCTATTATTGTATCTGATGATTCTATAGTTAATTCTTTACATATAGAAAATACTCTATACCAAAAGAAATTAAAACCTTTATATAAACATATTGAAAATGAAATTATAAAATATTGTTTAGAAAATAAAATAGATGTTGTTATAGATAGAAGATGTCACAAAAGAAAAACTAGATTACGATATGTAGAATGGTGTAAAAAATATAAGACTGAATGTACATATGTAGTATTTCCAAGGGTCGATCACATGACACTGGCAAAGAGGCGTTTTGAAAAAGATTCCCGTGGCTGGTCACTTGAAGACTGGATTAAGGTAGCCAAGAGAACAGAAGATGAGTTTGACTACGTCGACCCTATGGAGGGACATGATCGTATTACATATATTTAGGATTTCTGACTGGACAGGATTGGGTTTTTGATCTATACTATATAGAAAGGAAAATTTATGAAGGTAGGTATAACTGGAGTTAACGGGTTCTTAGGAATACCATTAGCTCAACAACTTTTAAACGGTGGACATCAAGTATATGGAATAGATGATTTTTTTCGACCAAAAACTGATACTTTAAAATGGTTATGTGCGTATGATAATTTTAAATTTACATATGGGGATATTTTAGATAAGCCAAAACTACAGTCAGCTCTAGGAAAATGTGACATTATTTTTCACCTAGCTGCATTAGTTGGTGAACCAATTTGTAAACAATTTCCTAGTAAGGCTACATACATAAATATAGAAGGAACTAAAAATGTAGTTGGTTTAAATATTCCAGTAATATATCATTCTACGGGTTCTGTTTATGGAAAAATAGAAGAAATATGTACGGAGACAACCAATGCTATTCCTATCTCACATTATGGAGTTACAAAATTAGAAGCAGAAAAAATAGTAACAGGTAGTGGTGGTATTGCATTAAGACTAAGTACAGCTTTTGGATTATCTGGAAATCATCGTGTAAAACTATTAATTAATGATTTCGTAGACCGTGCTATTAATGATGGAACTATTACGGTTTTTCAAGCCGATTTTAAACGAAGTTTTATTTATGTGACTGATATAGTATTAGCAGATATTCATATGATGAATCTATTGAGTCTACTAGAACATGAAGGTGAAGTTTTTAATGTTGGTCATCCAGAAGGAAACTGGAGTAAGAGAGATTTGGCGGAATATCTAAAAAAGAAAACTGGTTGTCACGTTGTTTATGCTGATGCTGGATATGTTGATCCGGATCAAAGAAATTATGAAATATCATTTGAAAAAATGTATAAAACAGGATGGACTGCACAGGTAAGTATGGAAACTGGAATTAGTAAATTAATCAATTCTGCTACTGTAGATAATATAAAGTTTTAATATGAATATATATGGACAAACAGTTGGTATATCTGGTCAGAATAGTATGATTGGGCGTGCTGTAACAAGTATTCTGAAGCAGCGTGGTGTAATGGTTATACCATGTAATCATTCAGACTATGATTTAACAGATATTATTTACGCACAAAGATTTTTTTCAAAACATAAGCCAGATTTATTTATACATTTAGCAACAAATTCCGGAAGTGCTTGGTGGAACACAAAATATCCAGCAGATACTTTTCGTAAAACTTCTTTAATAAATATAAATACATTAACATGTGCTAAAGATTATGGAGTTAAAAAAACGGTAAGTGTTTTAAGCTCATGTGCTATTGCTGATCTTGATAATCAAGAATTAAAAGAATCTGACTTATACAACGGCAAATGTAATGATAGTATTGCCTCTCATGGTTATGCCAAAAGAACCTTAGATTGTTATTCTAGATTCTTAAGACAACAATTTAATTTCAATGGTGTCGCATGTATCCTACAAAATTGTTACGGGCCACACGATAGATTTGATAAATATAAAGCTAAAGTTGTTGGTGCATTAATTAAGAAAATTTACGAAGCAAAAATTAATAATATACCATTTGTTCAAAACTTTGGAGATGGTAGTAATCTAAGAGAGTTAATATATGTTCAAGACGCTGCTGAAGGTATAGTTCAAGTACTAGAAAAATACGAAGAAGTCGATCCTATAAATATTACAAGTGATATAGAAATATCTATTAAAGATTTAACAGATTTAATTTGTGAATTAGTTGGATATACTGGAAAAGTTCAGTGGGAAAATAAACCATCTGGACAGATGAGAAAGAAACTTAATTCAGACAAGATGAAACAATATCTTAATTTTAATATTACGCCAATTAAAACTGGATTAATGGAAACTATACAATGGTATAAAGAAAACAAAGATAATCTAGATGAGGTTATCAAATGGTAAAAAAAATCGGAATATTACTTCCACATACTTTTGATACTCAGTTAGCATATGAAGCAATTAAAGAGGGTAATTATTTAGTTTTTGATAATCATAATTACGATGTTTCTATATTCTTTGAAGAATTTACCCCTCCTATTATTAAACCAATATTTGGACTATTTAACGCATCTGAAGTATTTTCATATGATGGTACATTAATATCAACAACATTATCTAATACTAAAATTTCTATTAAAACAATGAAGCCCGAAAGAAAGATATTTTATATCTGGGAATTAGAATGGTTAAAAAATGAAAAGAATTATTTAGATAATATTAGTGTGTATCAAAATAAAGATATAGAACTAGTAACCGTATCAGATGACTATGCTAAAGAAATTAATAATTACTGCGGTATAGTTCCTAGAGTAGTTAAGAGATTCAATCTAAAAGAAATCTATGAAAAATAAGATAGAGTACTATGAAAGAGATTTATGAGTAACGAAAAACAAATATGTGAACTATATAAAAGCGGCTTAAGTATTAGAGATGTTATTAAAAAGGTAGATACTAATTTATATCCATCTTTGATTTATAAAATACTAAAATCTAATAATATTGAAATTAGAACTAAATCACAAGTACAAAAAGCAGCACTAGCATCTGGAAAAGCAAAGCATCCAACAGAAGGTATGGTTCGTCAAGAGAAAACCAAATTAAAAATCTCTAGAACTTTGCAAAAATACTGGGATGATATGACCGATGAAGATAAGCAATTCTTCTCAGAACTATCTAAAAAAAGATGGGATGAAAAATCTGAAGAAGAGAGAGATCAATTTCATAAGTCTGGAATTAAAGCAATTAGACAGGCTGCTGAGTATGGATCTAAAATGGAATTTTTTGTTGTTCAGGGCTTAACAAAGGCTGGCTATAGTGCTATTCATCATAAGAAAAAGATGTTAGCAAATCTAAATTTAGAAGTTGATATATTTATTCCATCTCTAAATATTGTTATAGAGGTAGATGGACCATCTCATCAATTACCAATCTGGGGCGATGAAGCGTTTAAAAAGAGACAGAAGCTAGATGCTGATAAAAATGGACTTTTATTATCTAAAGGATATGTAATCATTAGATTTAAGTTTAATGATAATAAACTTTCCTTGTATAATAAGACTATGGCCATGAATAAAATTATCGAGATAGTTCAATCAGTAGAAAAGAATTTTCCAGATAAAGATAATAGATTTTATGAGGTTAAAATATAATCTTGGCCGGATCTGTCCAGATTATGTTATCATTCAGTAGAAAAGAATTTTCCTGATAAAGACAATGGGTTTTACAAAGTAAAGATATAAGAGGTAAAAATATGATTTCAGTTGGTGAAATTCGAGAAGAGTTACTAACCTTAGGTATTAGTGAAGATGTTATTAATACTACAAAGGGAAAATCTAACTTAATGAGTTTACTAGAAAAGGCTAAAAATAAATTGAGTGAAAATCTAGAAGAATTTGATTTTGAAAAACTAGAAACACAAACGGATCAAGCAGAAGAAAAAGGGGTAGACGGTATTCCAGACGTATCCTATTTATCAGAAGACTGGGATGATTATGTTATGAAACATTTTCTACCTAAAGAATTAGATAAGGGTAATCCTAATGTACATGGACTCAGAAGAGTTACAGAAGTATTGTTAGGACCTATTGTTACATCTGTAGGAACTGGAAATACAGTATGTAATTATATAGTAGAAATCTTATGGAATAGAGACTTTGAAGGTAAGAGTGGTATTGGGGATTTCTCAAGGACCCGAAGGTTTAGTGGAATTGCTTCTGCAACAGAAAGTAACACAGATGCACCATATTCTGAATATTTAGAAGCTATGGCAGAAACTAGAGCAGAAGTACGGGCGTTACGTAAAGCCTTAAGGATTAAAACACCGGCTGCTGAAGAAACTAAGAATGAGCATATTACTCAGGAGGAAAAAATCGAACCAAATAATAACAGTATTTCATCCACGCAAAGCTCTTTTTTAATTAACAACTGTGATAGATTGGGAATGGATTATGTAAAATTCGTTGCTACTATTGATAATAAGAAAATTGAAGAACTTAGTAGTGATGAAGCGGCGAGTTTAATTAAAGAAATAAATATGTATCAACAACAAAGGAAAGAACTTCCAGAGGAACTTAAAAAATGAATCTAACAATCGAACAAGCATTACAAATTTTAGACCAAGTAGTACACAATCCCCAATTGAACTTTTTACCAGTTAAAGATGCTGTTTTAACAGAGCAGGCTTTACAGGTAGTTATTCAATATGTTAACCGTACAGAACAAGATAAGAAAAATCAAGCAGAAGAAAAGGAATAAGTATGAAGCTAAATTATACAACAAAAGATGGTCGTATGACAGTAACTCTAGAAGGTAGCACACAAAAAGAAATCTGGAGAGAACTGGCTCGATTTCAAGAAGTTTTTGAAGATGATGCTGCTGCTAGAATTGATGGTAAATATGTAACATCAAATGACATTCAATTTAAAGTTCGGTCGGCAGAATATCAAGATGAAAAGGGTAAGACAAAGACTGCTGACTATTTTGAAAAGATTGTTAAATCTGGTCCAATGGCTGGATATAAAAAAGCATTTGGTATCTTAGATGACGGAAGTGATGGGTTGTTTCCTAAGTGGCAAGTCCCAGAAAGCTCACTTGCTGGTTTAAATGGATGGTCGAAATACATTAAGAAAGAAAAAGAAAGTGCATAATGACGTTTCGTGATTTTGGATATTGGTTACGAGGATATTTAGAATTAGAAAATCCTAAAATCATCAATGAAGAACAATTATCAGAAATTAAAAGACATTTAGATATTTGTTTTAATATAGAAAAATATCAAATTATGCAGGATTATGATATTCCTATTCCGTTAGAAATTTTTGGTTATCAAGATCTTAAATTTGATAAATTACAAGAAATGTCTAAAGAGCGTGGTTAAAAAATAATTGCAGTATACGAACATAATATATCTTGTTAAGGATAAATAATGAACCTACCAGACTTACTACAACACTATACATTAGAATTTAGCTCAACCGATACCTATACACAAGTTAAAACCAGGGGTGGTATTTCACCAATTGACCAAGCTAAACTTACTGAATTAGGCTGGGTTAAAAAGAATGATCAAACTTTTATTCTATTAAAGCCAATATTTGAGCCGTTAGAAGACGAAGATGAAACCGTGGACTAAAGCAGAAGAATTATACATAGTAGATAACTTACATCTTAGTAATGAAGAACTGGCTGAGATATTATCTAAAACTGTTGATGCCGTCAAGTCTAAAAAGAAAAGATTAAGAGCTAAACAGTTTGGTATTCAGCCTCCATATTCTAATAATAGACTAACATTAATAGATGTACCATTTAAAAAGAAATGTGGCCGGGAGAATAAAACTTTCGGCCTATTTCTTTGTAGATGTGGTAATATGAAAGAGATAAGGGTTAGCTCAGTTATAGATGGAAGTTGTAAGAGTTGTGGCTATTGTATCTTTAAGCATGAAGGGATAAATTTGATAATATGAGTAATTCAGAATTAATTTCTAAATACGATAAAAAATACCATATAGTCTTAATAGATGCATTATCCTGGTTAGATAAACAAGAATGGGCTAAAGATTTTTCTAATTTTGATAGAAAACAGTTTTGTGATTCTATAATAGAAAGAACTAAAGTATGATAACAACAAATGTTTTTGCCAAAGAATTATTTAAAGTATATGATCTAGTAAAACTTACCAAAACTAAATATGGAATACAAGCCAGTAAATGTAAAAAAGGTAAGCCGTCTGGTATGTCTATGTATAATGTAGTAGAACAAGACGAAACTAAGCCGCAATTTAATGAACACGTTAAAGGTGGAAAGTTTACTGTTTTACAACAGGGTATTATTGAACATTGGGATTGGCTGAATTATAAACTAAACGATGAAATATATGCTAAGGATGGTTATTTAACTACTGAAAAAACTCCGTATAGAGTTGGTGTAGTTGTACCACAGGGCATATATCTGGATTTTTTAAAATGAATAAGAAAACAATTTGTGTTGATTTAGATGGAACGTTGGCTGAATATAATGGATGGAAGGGTATTAATAATATTGGAAAACCCTTTCCGGCCGCAAAAGAGTTTATGACTAACCTTTCTAATAAGTATAAAATTATTATTTTTACAGTTCGGACGAACCTGTCTATGAATGTAAAAGATATACCTGGATATGTACCATTTGAGGATTATAGTATGTATCTTAGAAAGTTAGTAGAAGAGTGGTTAGTTAAGAACGAAATACCATATGATGAAGTATGGACAGGACAGGGTAAGCCAGCCGCACATTATTATATAGATGATCGTGCAATACACGTAGAGAATGGAATATATCCAGAGATATAAAAAATGAAGTACGCACTATACCTATTACTAATTCTTCTGCCTCAATTTTCCTACGGACAAAATATACTTGTTCAAACACAAGAACAGGATATAGTCAAAAGTAAGGATTATTTATACGGGAGAATGTATAATGAAGCAGATTACTATTTTAAGTTAAAACAGTTAAACAAATCCAATCAAATACATGAGCCAGCACCATCAGCAGAGACCCTAAAGAAATGCAACGATTCTAGATTACCACCAGTTCTTACACAAGAAGAATATAATGGCGGAATAATTAACTGGCCAGAGTTTTTTCTCATGTCAGACTCCCCAGAAGTACTAGATATTAATAGGGCCATGTCTGGAGAGATGGGATTCTGGGATGGAATTACCGTTAGACGCTCAATATTGCCCCTTAGAAGCCGTTTGTTTGAGTATCGGTCACTCCTATCAGGAAACGAAAGAATACGTTACAGACGATTTTTGGAGGGCCTGGAGGCACATCAGTTTTACGAGGAGAGAAAATAATGGAACGTAGGGGATTATTAAAAGGATTGGTTGGGTTGTTTTTTACACCATCCTCAATTGTACCATATTCTATTACCAGAACCGGTACCGCTGCAATATCTTCAGTTACAACTCTAATGCCAGCTGCATTATCACCTATGTCTATATCAATAGATCCAGAGATTATTCGTCGTGCTGTGAATAATGCTATGATCACAAATGGTATAAAACTACCAACAGATATTTATAATGAAGAATATACAAAAGATTATTTAGAACTAAAAGAAAATAGTATTTTAGAACAACAATATGAATACAGGAATTAAAAAATGAATCAAGACTCAACTAATGAAATTAACGATATTTTAAATATGATTGGGGATAAAGAGCAAGAGCGGCAGTATTGTATTCCAGTTCACACAACGAACGGTAGAAGCATTCGTGGTGGTCAGGTTATGCCTAGAAATAAAAAATGCCCATGTGGAAGTGGGCTTAAATATAAGGATTGTGGAAAAGAGGGTAGGTGTATTTAGGTGTTTTTTTAAAAATATGTATAATATAGTAGTAATACTTTTTATATACAACATGATTGTTATGTGGAGATACAGATGAACAGATGGACCAAAGAAGAGACGCAATATTTAATAGATAATGTAGAGTTATCTTCGTATGACGAAATATCAAAAGTATTAAATAAAACACAAATATCTGTATCTAAAAAAGCACATAGATTGGGTTATAATAAATCACCAGAACGATGGACTAAAGAAGATGATAAATTTTTAATAGAAAATTATATTCATTTTGATACGGACATATTAGCAGAAAAACTAAATCGCACAAAAAATTCTATATTAATTAGAGCACGACAATTAAAAATTAAAAAATTTCAATTATTTAATATTGGAGACGAGTTCAATTATTTTACCATAATTGAAAATGGTTTCTTGGAAGACGGTAAAACTCAGTATAAGTGTAAATGTAAATGTGGAATAATAAAAAATATACCACACCACTCCCTAAAAAGTGGAACTACTAAAAGTTGCGGATGTTATAATAGAGAATTAGCATCTAATAGAATGAAGAGCCTTAATAAAGACAAGGAGCATGGTTTAACCGGTCACCCATTATATAATTCATGGAAATCTATGAAAACAAGATGTTATAATAAAAATAGTAATGATTATTTAGGATTAGAAATATATAAATCTTGGAATAATTTCAAAAATTTTTATGATTGGGCTATATTAATATGGAAAGAGGGCTATTCATTAACTAGAAAAATAGACAATATTGGTTTTTTTCCAGATAATTGTTATTTTATACAGTCTGGAAATATAGGATCAGAAAATCTAAAGATAGCACATCAGATTAATAAGGATAATAATTATTGTTTTACACAAACTACTGAAGTACAAAAAAAACGTAAGGCTACGAATGTAAAAAAATACGGAACTGAGTATCCTCAACAATCAGAAGAAATTAAGAAAAAAATAGTCGCCACTAGTTTAGAAAAATACGGAGTAACACATGCATCTAAATCCGACATTGTAAAAGAAATAACAAAAAATAATAATATAGAAAAATATGGTGTAGACTATCCACAACAATTAGATGAAAACAGGGAAAAGTTTAGACAACTAACAATAGATCGTGGACAAGCTAATGTTTATAATGGAAAAACTGGATCACAAATAGCAATAGAATTAGGTAGGAATATTTCCTGGTTTAATAAACACGTATCGCAATATGGGTTTGAATTTGCTATATCTATGGAGCCAAACAGAAGTAGTATAGAAATACTAATACAGTCGATATTAGAAAAACACAATATACAATTTAGTAATAATAAAAAACTAGGAGTAAACTATACCGACTTTATTTTAGAAGATTATAAATTGGTAATAGAAAGTGATGGTCTATATTGGCACTCAGACGCAATTAATAAAAATAATCAATATCATAAAAACAAAAAAAATAATTATAATAAACTAGGATATGATTCTGTATTCTTTAGAGAGGACGAGATAACAAAAAAATTAGATATAGTAGAGTCTATTATTTTAAATAAGATACATAAAAGTAATAGGATTTTTGCTAGAAAGTGTAAGATAGTAGAAGTAAAATACCAGATTGGCAAAGAGTTTTTAAAAAATAATCATCTAATGGAAAACGGTAAGGGTAAAATCTTTGGGTTAGAATATAATAACAAACTAGTTACATGTATTCAAATTACTAATAAAAAAGAATTTATAGATATATCAAGATTTTGTCATATATTAAATACAACCGTAATTGGTGGATTCTCTAGATTAATCAAACATATAGATAATATTTATAATAAAGATATTCAAACTTTTATAGATCAAAGGTACGGATCTGGAGAATATCTAGAAAATTTAGGATTTAGTTTTGCAAGTAATTTTATCAGTTTTAAATGGGTAAAGGATGATAAAACATTCCACCGAATGAAATTTCCAGGAAATACTGGATATGATAATGGATTATATAAAATTTGGGACTGTGGACAAGTCAAGTATATAAAGAAAAAGACCCATATTTTAAATGGGTCTAGTTGATGTAAACTGTTGGTACAAAAGGACTCAAATGTATTCAAAACTCGCGTACAAAGAGTAAAGATTTTTGCTCCCAACACTATCAGGGCTTGCAGAAATGGCTATATAATGATCATGACGAGTGTCTGTAGTGCTAGACCCATTTGGACTATCTCCGCTTGTTCCAGGACTATCAACCAAATCTAATATAGAACCAGATCCAAATAATGGACCCACCCAAGTAATATCTCCGCTTCCTCCTGCGGCTATTGAGGTATTTCCATGAATTATTTCTGCCGCATAAGTAGAAACTCCGCTTGCAGCATTATTTATATTTGATCTATCATAAATTCTAACCTCTCCGTTTTGTGTTTTTACAGCGGAAGAGTGTTCAAATCTAATATTTAATGTTGCTAGATAATTCGGAATATGTGTTAAATCATAAGGGCCTGCACCATTTACAACGCCAGAGTTCGGATGTACTCTTTTAATGTTGTCGCACTGTGGTCCTTGTATTGTACCATTACCATCTGTAATAAAAGTACTGTCATTAAATGCCCCAACTTCTACAGACTTCCCAAACCCCCCAGCCCCAAAAAATCCTAAACCTGACGAAGACAGGTTGGATATTGCAAAATCTTCTCCCGAATAAAAACTGATTGATGCCATATTAAATTACCTTATTTTTCATTTTAAATTATATGTGAAACCGCATGATGACACTCTAGACAACCTACACTCATCATCTCAATATATTATACAGATTTATTCAATTTTCCTATCATTCATCAATATTTCAACCTTTCCCTCAATCTCTGAACCTTTCTCAGAAGTAAATCTATTAGCTTCAATTGATGCTATTTTTGACCTTAATTCAGATATTTCTAATATAACCGAAGAATGTCCTCCGGTATTTAAATGTTCATCTAGTTCTTTTTGTATAAAAGCTATTCTCTCATCCTGAGAAGTATCTTTTTCTATGTTTTTAATTTTATGAGAATCATATTCATTCACAAGCTTCTCTAAATGACTTTGTAAATAAAGTATGTCAGAATCAATTTGTCTTTGGTTTAGATCAAATTTAGTTCTTACTATTTCTTTTTCTAAATCAGCTTCTTTTTTTATAACTTCTCTTGCTAAGGCACTATTGACTTCCGCATGTTCCATAATAAGATACATAGGTTGCATACTTTGCCAAAACAAAGCTCCAAGAATTGCTGTTACTGAAACAATAGTACCAATAGCTGACATAATCAAAGGCCATGTAATTTTACCTCCCTCCCTAATTTCTTTTAATTCTGATCTTATTTCGGTAACTAAATTACCCACTGATCTAGCCAGGGAGTCAACGGATTGGTTTACATGTTTTACATCCGCTTCTAAAGTACTTAATCTTTCGTCATATTGGAACTCATATTTTTCTGCCATAATATTTCCAGTTGTTTTTCGTGTTGCCATATTAAATTCCTCAAATAAAAAATATCCAAATACTATAAGATTATACAGTTAATTGATTTTATCTTTGGTGTTCTCGGTTAAATCTGGCCATTTTTCTTTGGGGGCCAATAAGGTGTTTTATTACTATACCCCCCCCCAGTAGAGGCCGTAATTGTTTTTCTCAGTATTAGGAACGTCATAAACGTTTTTCTAGCCAAATAATCATTTTTATTGTTTGTCCTCAGTTAGAGGAACGTTGTCACTATCTATGTACTATTCTTCTGCCTGTTTTTCTTCTGGTTTATCTAATAAGTTTGGCCATTTGCCGTTGAATTATATAATTAGGATCGTACCACCTTTTATTCTTAATAATTCTACGTATAGTACTCTCGGTAGTTGTAATATTATATTTTTTCATAACGTTTTGTAAAATTTCATTAATTTTTCCAGTTTGACATCTAATATAATGTACAATATCCCAATTTATATTACTTAGTTTTTCTGTATCTCTCAAAATATATGGACACTTCCAGTCCTCATTAGGAGACACTTTATTGTTAATTATATTATCAAATGAATCGTAACTCATAGATGTATCATAATAATCATTAACTAAATATAAAATTTCCCTTCTGGTAATCATATTATTACTATAGGTAATATTTCTAATCAAGTTATGGTAAATAAAATTTAAATTGGTTTCTGAATTATCTTTTGCATTTTCTTGAAAAGATCCAGCATATAAATGGTTTGGATTAATACATCTTTTATTATTGCAAGAATGACAAATTAATTGTTGTTGGTTATCATATGGATGATTCAGAAAATACGATAGTCTATGTGCCAAATATTTTTTATTATTGATACTACATTGTCCATAACCCTTTTTACTTCTAGAAATTAGGTTCCAGCATCCGAAAATACCGTCTTTTGTGCATTTAGAGTATAAATATTTTTGATCAATATCGTTAATATCAATTTCCCTATACTTGTTAATTATATTATATAAATTATCATACTTATTTATAAACTCATATTCATAATGTAATAAATCTTTGGTGTCACATGTATATAGTACTCCGCATACCATATTTTGATAATCAGATATAAAATCTTTTTGTAAATCTGGATTTTTGTGACGATTACCCTTTAATACACTAAAATGTTTGGATAATCTTTGATTAATATTAAAACTAGATCCTATATACCACTTATCTTTGATAGTATTAAGTATATAATATATACCAGAAACGTCAAGTTTATATGTATTATTTTTATCTATTATAAACATTTATTTCACCACTTATTTTTAGGGCAAGTCTCATTTTTCCAGGCTATCTTATTTAAATAAATACGCTTTGACGATAATCTACAGCCACACGCACTACAGTCCCCACTTCCATCGCCCCTGTCAATATAGAATTCACACTTGGGAATACCCTTATCTTCACTTCCTTTGCAAATCTCAATACGTTCATCCATTTCTTCTTCAGTGCATCTTTGCATTCCAGTTGCAACGTCATGTACCACTGCTGATGAGAAGTTAATGGCTTTTTGTAGGAAGGATGGTCCCATTGTTTTTGTTACTATAGTCTCCTGTTCTATTGGACAAGATCTTTTAGCATTCACTTTGCATCTATATTTACAATTAATACATTCCCACGGTTTTGAGGTATTATCTATTTTTTTGAAAATACATTTCATAATGATTCTACTGTAACAGTTCCTCCGTCATAACATGATGTGGTATAAAAAACTCCAGAATTATAGGGGTCTTCAGAATATATTGCTATAGATGGTATTGTAAATGTGTGATTTATTGGTTTACTACAGTCTACTAATGTTTCAAAAAGGGGGTCCCCATTACAATCATACCCATTAATAATATCAGTACCAGCATCTAATAAAACAGAAGCACTAGCTCCGCAAGATTCTACCAACTCTAAACCAGGAATAATAACGGATAATCTTAATTTTAATATTCCAGAAACCGTCTCTGTTGATAAAACAACTTGTGGACCATTATAACAACACTTACAATCTGAGCCCATAAACCAAGGTGGATAGAAATTTTCTCTGGTTCCTTGTTCATACAACCTAGGTATCGAATCGCCTGAACAATACGTATAGTTAAATCCATCACACCCTGTACACTCATTAGACATTTGACTATATTCACAATTTCCAGCTGCATCACATGATCCAAGACCACATGGACACTGTCCACTGTAAGGATAAGAAAATGTTCTAGCGGGAGAAAATAAACAATCGTTATCTACAGGAACAGACCACGTACATGAATTTATTGGACGTATTCCACTAGAGCATGGTGTACACGGACACTGTCCTCCCTCCTCCCTAATAGTAGTATCATTAGTGCAAGATCCGCGTGATTTTTGAACAATCCAACTGCCGTTAATTATTTCAGGTCCACACTGACAGTCGTTTATAGAAATAACCTCAGCTACACAAAATGGTTTACAACATACGTTATCTGTATAATTAATTAATGTTGTTGTATCAAAATAAGGATAACAGTGTAATCTACCAGCTGGTGTAACACAAAAACAATCATCAAAGCTAGAATCTTGTATAAAATTAAAATTATATAATTTAAAAGGGTTGTCTATGCATCCATTATACATATCACCAATATAAGAAACTCCCTCGCACCATTCTTCAACTGGATTTTCACATGTTTTACTAGTGTATATTGGTGGATCACAAGAAACCCTTGGTCCGGGATATACATTTACACCAGCATAAACTGGTCTCTTTTTAAAATTTAGATCGACAGTAACTAAAAACTCGTCTGGACCATTTCTGTCTGCACATATATGACAATAACCATTAGGTTGCTCAATAATTTGTTCTTTACAATCGGTTCCACTATTACCTGGAGTAGGAGTAAAGTTTCCAGTATAATTTAATTCTATATTAGAGTCTGTAAAGTCACACCTATTCCAGAAGCCAGAATCAATAGGAAGATCTCCAGAAGTAGGTTCAGCTTGCCATAAATATTCAAAATTCCACATTCCTCCGCTAGAATTAATAACACACCCAGAGTCTGGAAAACTACATAACCACTTGGCAGTTGCCCCATGTGCATATGAGCTAAGTGTAATAATAGCTGATGGTTGAGCTAAATCTATAGACCATCTATTCAGACACATATCTGTTTCGGGACAGTTACAGCATATCGCTTTTGGATTATATGGAATTTTATTATCCCATTCTCCGGCATACCAAGTTCTATTCAAAGAGTTACATTCATTACATGTTGATTTTAAGGCTGAAGCAAGTGGGATATTATCATCTAATCCAGTAACGCCAGATACTATAAAATTATCTAATGTAAAATTAATAGCTTCATATAAACTAACTGTATAACTATTACCGTAAGGATCTCCAAGTTGTATGAAATCCCCGTTTTGTGTATAGCATCCTGGATATCCACTTTCTATTATTGTACTAATATCTAAACATGGCGTCCAATCTAAATCAGTAGAGATATTTAAAAATAAATCTGTAGCACATTCTTCTCTTGTATATGATCCAGAGTAAATAACTTGGATATCGTCATAATTACATAATAATGGAACAGAAGACTTTGGTATAAAATTATTTAATACACAAGATAATCCACTCCCGCTTAATCCACAGTCTAAATCAGTAATCCTTCCTATGATACCAGAATCAGAATAGAAATCATAATCTAAATCAAGAGGTGTATTGCACCGTCCAGTTCCATATCCGTAAAAATTATGCTTAATATATACATCTGCATAAGTATTATCATCACTAACATCAACTAGATAGGATGGTCTAGTAGTATAAGAATAATTTTTTTCACAAGATTGTCCACATGTTCCAATACCAGATCCACCAACTACAGAAACGGTCCAGCAACATGGAGCATAATGTCTATGGTACTTTGGAGGTTTATCATACACTTCCTGATCGCAAGATATTCTGCTCATACATGTTAAATTCCAATCAGAATCATATGTAGCAAAAATATATCTAGTAATTCCAGACTTATCTACATAAGTAGAATTATCACTACATACATTTAAATCGTGACACCCCTGACCACAATCTGGTAGATCATTACAAGTATTTGGTGTCCAGTTGTTAAATCTAAACATATTCTTCTACTTATTTCCTCATTCTGTATAAAACACACATATAAAAATTCCATTATCTGTCTGCGGTCTAACAATTAGGCTCTGCTGCAATAACATAATTCCGTCCAGATATCTGTGTAACACCAACTCTTCTACCGGACCATATAACACCACCGGTTGGTAAAAACCAATCATGAACCATTATATCTCTAGACGACTCTATTTCTGTTCCAGACGCTGGATTATATGACCAAACACTCATTAGTCCAGAATTTCTATATAAAAGATTTTGATTCATAATACCTAATTGGATACTAGAACCGCCACCGATCCACATTTTTCTATCATCATCCCAGGGTAAATAGACTGGCCCAGTTTTATGTAGATCAATCTTTCTTTGATAGTCTTCGATAAAGTTTCCACTACCATCACCAGGAACGGGTTCTCCATTTGTATCATATCCTGGACCAGTAACCCATAATGGACCCCTTAATCCAATACCTTTATAATCACCACTACCATCAGTCAAATCTACATCACTATCAGGATAATCCCTAGTAACCATCCCAAAATTATTATTATAAAATGGATTTAAACTACTACCATTAATAACCTCTGATCCTTCATATAATTCAATATGAGGAAGGCCGCTTACTGAATCCGGATTCATAGTAAAAGGAGTAAAGATAGAATCTAAACTAACTACTGCTTTTTCTTCATATCCACTACCTAAACTAGAAGATATTTGATATACAGGAGAAGTTACTACGTTAGTTCTAGTAAAGCCACTACCATCAAAAATTACTTCACCAGTTAGATATTGATGAGTGCTAGAATTAGATTTTCTTCTTGGTCTACCTTTAAAGAATTCTCTTTTTGTTCTTTTTAGATTAAAATGATGTTCTCTAGTTGCATAAGAATCTGCACTTTTAGTAGCTTTAAAATTCTTATCCATTTTTGCACTATTAAGTTTAAGCTTTTGTAATCTTTCTGAAAATTGCTTTGGTATTTTTCCTAATCTAGGAGTCCATGTTTGCATCTTATAAGTTGTTGTAATACCACCTGTTGATATATTAACACTTATATCTGTAATATTAGGACCACCAGCAACGAGTTGTGCCCCCATGTTTATTATAGGAACACCTGGAATAGTAAATGATCCACCTTCTCCAACTTGCATCTGACTTAAAGCAGAAGAAACTCTAGCATTTGCGGTGAGATTCATTAAATCAAATCCACCGTAATTCCAAGGTACTAATGACTCATCTCTTTCAAAATCTGTTTTACCATTAACTCCAATTGAATACCAAGGGCCATAGAAATCTATATTACTTTTTAATGGTATAGCAACCATATCTGGCATAATTGCCATTCCTGCTAATCCGGCCTTTAGTGCTTCCGCACCAAATCTAGCCATAACTTTTTTAGTTACTTCTGTAGCATCAGCATCACTAAACCCCTTTTCGCCTTTTAATACTTCTTCAAATCTACTTGTAAACATTCCGTCAAATCTAGCAGTATCTTTTGTTTTATCTTTTTTTGTTACTCTTCCCGGTAATTCAATAACCGCTCTTGGTGAATATGCAAGTTGCTTATCTAAAAACTGTAATTGCGGCTGAACTGTGCATTTAACAAAAACAGAATTAGTATCTAGTCTTACAACATAATCGTCAGCACTTAAGTCTGAAAGATCTAATGTAACCCTTCCTGAGTCTGGATGCGGATAATCAACAAACTTATCAAATTTAGCATAAGCGTGAATTCTTCCATCTTCTAAAGATACTTCGTAAGGATTATTTGGCAAAAGATTATTACCAACGGCACCGCTCCAATATATAGAATCTAAATATCCACCATCGGTTGGTTCCAAACTAGTAACTATTTCTCCAGTATCATCATCTAATTTTGCAGCAACAAACGGGATTCTGACTTGGTATTTCTTACCATAGTATTCATTAGCAAAGTTATTAACGTAGGAATAAAGTGCGGCCTGATTTTCTTCGTGGATACTTTCTACAGAAGAATCTGTTGCCGATGTCATAACTTTACCAGTAAGATGTGTAAAATCTAAAGGTATTAAGCCTTCTATCTTCTCTATCGTTTTTCCAGCTAAAAAAGAACTTAAGTCTTTAACGTCATGAATCATTCCTATTCTAGTAGCCTTATGATAATGGGGACTATTTATATCTTCATTATAAGATGATAATAATAACTCCCAAGATTCTTGGCTAGATATAGCCGCCCTCATTTCAAAAATATCGGTATCATATGTATCACCAACTCCAATAACATCTACACCTTTACTACCAAGAGTAAACTTATGATTGTTAAACATTGGCCCATTTTCACCAATGATAACATCCCCACTGTTTTCAACTCCCCAATATGGCCAGATAGTATCATCAGTATAAGTACTAGCATCACCAAGATTTGGCCATTGAAAATATATTTGGGCTTTGTTTCCACCAATTAAAAATTTAGAGCTTACTTCATTTCTTAATTCAATTCCAGTATTACTTGATACTACTTCATCTTGTAATGCTATAAACGCACTAATATTTCCAAGGGTAGGCTGGGCTGATCTGTTTATCGTATATAATTTAATAACATGATTATTACTAACTTGTTCTAAATTGAAAAAGAAATCATGAGAAGAAGCGTCACAAATTTCTACAATAAAATCCATCAAAGTAATTACATCACCACTAATGCGATAATAATCTGGTAATACTGGTAGCTGTGATAAATCTAAATATAAATTATTAGTAGTTCCAAATTTAATAGGTGTAGTATTTTGTAAAAACAAAAATCCATCTCGAATATTTTTCCATTGAATACCAGAATTATTTACGCCAGCACGACCGAAACCAAGACTTTCTAGATAGCCATAAATATTGTATAGGTTTGGTACACCATATGTAAAACCAGTATACCCATTAATAATTAATTGAACACCTTCAAGAATAGATCTAGGATCTTCAATAGTAACGGAGTAAGTTGGATTACCACCATTGTTATTATTGGTTTGAATAGAAGTTATAATACCACCCATTTGAATAGCACCATATTCAAAATAGGTAACAACCCCAACTCCAGGATTAAAAAAGTTATCACCATTAGCAGGATCTTCAACTACGTCAACCTGTATTGTAGACGGAGAAGTTCCCCATCCAATATTTGAATTGACTGCTGTTATTGATGCACCTAGGTATGTGAGCTGCTCTAATGGCATTATTTTAATCCTAAATTATTCATAAACATAAGTGATATTCCTGGAGTACGAACGAGAACTAAAATTCCAGTTTTCTGATTGGTCTGAAATATAACTCTTTGTTACCGGATTTCCGTTATTATTCAACAATCCAGCAGTTACAGGATGTGCAGCTGATAATATAGAAGCAATCTCTGTTGATTGTGGAGAGTGTAATCTTGGATTATAGTTATTAATCACTTCCGATATACTGGCACCAGATGGAATATAATCACTATCAAAAACCAATTCAATATTTACTGTTCTCTGTAATTCTCTACGTGTATTTAAATCTTGTAATAAATTACCAAGTGTTCTTCCTATAATACCAATCGTAGCGAATAGGTCAGTTTCTAAGTTATTTTGTACAGATATAACTTCAGATAAAGTTCCAGTAACTAAATTTCTAAACCTAGAGTTATATCCATAATCATACGAAATAGTACCAGCCGCTGGATTTCTAGCAGTCGAATATGATGTAGGGGTCGCATGAAGTGAAGCAGAAGAATAAGTCTCAGCCCTGTTTTTGATTAATGGTTGAATAGTGTTAAACTTGCTAAGTGCGTTGTCCCATTTACTAACGCTAAGGCCCAAGTTAGCATCTCTTTGTTCTAGACCAGTAATATTTCCATTTACAGTAACATTAATTAACCCATCGTTTCCACGACTAGTATTAACAGTAAAATCTTCAAGTGCTGTACCACTAGCAATTAACCATGTTTCAGTAACAGAATATGATCCATTACTTTTATCTATATTTTCATTTCTTACATGATTAAACCCACCATAATAAGATGGAAGATTACTAACTCCTGACGATAGTAAAATACTGGAATCAAAACCTAATTTAGAAACAACATCATCCCTTGCGGCTTGCCATGCTTCTTTTGTTAAGGCTCCAGAGTCATCATAATGCCTACGTCCAGTTGCCGAAACAGTGTGGCTTAATCTATACGTTCTTGGTGAATTTATATTTTCTGGAGTTTCGTCGGTATCCAACTGCCAAGATTCTTCACTATTATTAAGGTAGTTATCGAACTCGTCTCCGTCTCCTAGGTATAATTTATCTGCTTCCATTTGAATGGTACAGCTACACGTTTCTACCCATAGTCCTTCGTTAAAAGAAATGCTTAGAATTCTGGGGTTAAATTTTATAGGCTGTCCCCCTCCTCGGCTTTGAATCTCAAATAATTGTCCCTCAGTAGCAAATAAATCTCTAATTGCTTCTTGTTTTCTAGATATTGCAGCTATCTTATCATCTACATCAATATCTTCATCTGGCGGATCATTACTTATTGTCCAAAAGGTTCCATCGGACCTCGGTGACCCTTTAAAACTCATCAATATAATATTGACAGTTATAGAATAAGTGTTACCAATGGTTTCACCTGCACCATTTTTAATCTTGTTTTGACTAATGGTTACTGATGGAACCGGTCGTATTAAGGAACTATTATAGTAGATCCACGCCATGAACGATACCCCTTTCTATTGCATCGACTACCTTATATCCCATTTAAATACCTTTTGTAAATAATTTCATTGTTAAATCTATTGGATCTATTCCAGAAATATATAAATTAACCGAATCATTAATTCCACTATTGGAACCCTCAATAAACAAATCAATATCTTCATTAATAGTTTCTGTTGTGCTTAAAAACAACGGAACTACACCAGCTAATGACTCTGAATCTCTAGCAATAAATAATGGTAATTCAGCACGTCCAGATCCATAATTTTCTGTAAATATATATAAAGGAATAGATCCACTTATATTAGTATAGTAATTAGCAATGAATAAGTCAAGATCTTTTATGCTACTATTATCATTATACAAATAAAGTGGCATTGATCCATATAAATCAGCAGTAGAATTATTTCCTAAGAATAGATTTAAATTATGGGTTGGGTCTGGACTAGTATCTGAACCAATAGACAATGGAAAAGTGGAATATAATCCAGAATTATTAGTTGCCCACATAAATAATGGAAAATTACTACTATCTGGCGTAAGTTCCCCGGCATCTAGATATAAATTTAACGAATTAGTCTGAGTAACAACTCCTTGAATATATAATGGAAAATCTCCAGAAACTAAATCATGACCATATGTAAATAACGATACTCCGCTTTTTTCTGTATCATGTCCATATATATAAAGATCTACATGTTCAGCAGAAAAGGCACCAGGAATATATAATGGAATATTATTATTAACAGGATTACCACTTATATATAATGGAATATTATCATTTAGTTCAATTGAACCCTTTGTAAATAAAGGAATAGTTCCGCTTATATTTGTATATCCATGAATAAATAAATCAATATCTGATTCTAGATGATAATTTCCCAAAAATAAATCTAAAGATCCACTAGATGGTTCTGCATTAATATACAATGGAAAATCATTAATACCGGTAGCCGGATAATAATCTCCAAGTATAGATAAATTTAATGATGTAATTTTATTTCCAGATGCTGGTGAAAATAAATCAAACATTATTGTTAAACCAGAAGAATTGCCAATACTATTAAATACTGAGTTATTAAATATATTCAGATTAATATTATTAATACCAGAATTATTTAAATAATATCCGGAATTAACTGGAGTATACGCAGATTTAACATTAGACATAGTAACTAATATATCACTAATTTTCATTCCTGAAACAATAGATTCATAACCTACGTCAAAATAAATATCAGATACGTTTTTAACAAACGGTATTTCCGTTTTTAAAGAAAAGGTGGATAATCCAGAATCCACACTAATGAAAAAATTAGATTTATCATTAATTGTAGTACCTTCATCTATATAATCAGAAATACTGTTAGAATCATATTTTGGTAAATAAAACAAATTTTGAATATTAATTCCACTATCTGAGCTACCATACCAATGTAAACCAGAAGATATATATTGATGAACTAATCCACTCGTGCTAAGTATATATAAATTTTCACCATACGGGTCTACAAACATAGATTCCATATGGCCAACATTTCCGCTATTACTTATTGATGGAGTAAAGTATCCAGACGATATTGGTAATACTGAATAACTATTAACAATATTTTTATAATATTGATATATAATAACCTCATTATCAAAAAATTCATCTTTATTAGTTAATATATATACCTTACTATTTAATCTATGAGAAAACGTTCCATAAGCATTCAAAATAGATGGACCGGCCCCATCTAGTGAAAATAAATAATTAGCACTATATGTAGATTGAGAAGGAGATGCAAATAAGCTAGTAAGCGAGTTTTGATAAGGATACTCTTGACTAAAACCATATAATTCTGTAAAAGATGTGGCAGATGCTCCAGTATAAGTAAATGTGCTTAGATCCCAAGGAGAAGTAAATACCCCCTTTACAATATAGTTAATCCCAAGTAAACCAGATACATTATCTCCATAATAAAGATCAGAACCATTATTAACAATAATAAAAGACAAAATATTACAAATGTGTCCATTATGATGACCAGATAGTGGCAAACTATAATTCAAAGTGGCAGAATTAATATCCCAAGGTATAGATAGATCATATTGATCAATGATTCCACTAGAATACATTCCAATATACATTCTTGTCCCAGAATCATCAAAAAACAGTCCACGTGATAAAGAGTCCTTATATCTATCATAATTATTATATGTTTGATTATATTGAAAATCGTTTATATTAGCTAAACTATTAGAACAGAAGTTCTCTTGTGTTTTATCTAAGTATACTCTACGTACTGGCATTAGATTACTACCTTAGTTTGCTTATTGCTAAATATCATATTATCCCACCGCCTTAAATTGTTTAGCATCGGGCAAGCTTTCTTTAATAAACTTATTGATACCATTTTCTACAGCTAGGGTTGCCATTTTCTGCATGGCTGGACTTAGTTCAGCAAAAATTTGTGCACCATTATGAATCACGTTGACGGTTTGTGTTACGTTCATTTCTATAGTTGCTGGCATTGTGCTAATTGCAGCTGCAAGTTTTTCAACATGAGAACCAAATAAAGTATTAAATCTTTCAAAAGCTGACATATCTATATTATTAGATTCAGACGGTTTAATATCTGGTAATTTAGTAACATCGTTTTGTGGTTTGAATTTATTTCTTAAAGATACTGGTTCAGAAGCAACGTTAAAAAATCCACCACCAGAATTTTGTCTGTCAAAAGCTCTTTCAACTCTATCAGTAGGAGGACTTCTTAGTTCTCTGGTTTTAAAATCGGGTAATCCTAATTTTTGTTCAGCTGCAATTTTAAGCTTTAAATCTGGAGATAATTCTTTTTCTGGTATTGTTTCAAATACGGTCCCCTTGGTAGCAGCCTGGATTTTTGGAATAGGATCAATACCTCTTAATATAGGAGACACTTTTCTATCAACAAAATTACTAAAACGATCTACATTCTTTTCACCAAATACGGCATCGGCAGCACCCGTTACTAATCCTTTATTAGGTTTAACACTGGCTCTTGCGGCTGCCGTATCTCTATCTAATTTTTCTCTAAACTCACCAAGCCTATTAACATTAGGAGCTGGAATAACGTTGTTTGTCACAAACTTATGATTACCATCAGGCCCAAGATTAGGTTTTTGTATTGCTCTTTCTCTACTCTGTGCGGCAAAAACATCTTGTATCGCTCTCGCTTTTTCAAGTGTCGTTAGATTTTTATCATCCAAAATAGATTGATTAGTTAAAGTGGTTATGTCATTATCTTTTGGTATATTAAGTGGTCCAACGTGTCCAGAGGACCCTAATGGATTTTTCTTAGGATCTAAGATATTATCAAGTTCTCTTTTATTTTCATCACGTTTTCTTTGTTCTAAAATTTTATCCATTTCTTGATCTAAAGTTAGTGGTTTTTTAACATCGCCAGATCCAACATTACGTTTTCTTTGTTCTAAAATTTTATCCATTTCTTGATATAAAGTTAGTGGTTTTTTAACATCGCCAGATCCAACATTGAACAGGCCACCTCTTGAATCTAAAAGTCTTTCGACCCTATCAGTAGGCGGACTTCTGAGTTCCCTGGTTTTAAAATCGGGTAATCCCAATTTTTGTTCAGCTGCAATTTTAAGCTTTAAGTCTGGAGATAATTCTTTTTCTGGTATTGTTTCAAATACGGTCCCTTTGGTAGCAGCCTGGATTTTTGGAATAGGATCAATACCTCTCAAAATTGGAGATGCATTTCTATCAACAAAATTACTAAAACGATCTACACGTTTTTCACCAAATACAGCATCAACAGTACCGGTTACGAATCCTTTATTAGGTTTAGTATTCCTAGCTGCGGCGGTCTCTCTATCTAATTTTTCTCTAAACTCACCTAGTCTATTAACATTGGAAGCTGGAACAGGATTATTCGTAACGAATTGTCGATCTACTCTATTAAACTCTGCTTGTACTTTAGGATCAGAAAAACTTGGTTCCACAGGCGGTTTCCGAGATAATGACTGATTACCAACAGAAAAGAATCCACCAGTATTAGGAGACACTACAGGAGCAGGCTTAGGAATCGATGGTGATCCAGTATTAGGAGACACTACAGGAGTAGGCTTAGGAATCGATGGTGATCCAGTAGTAATAACCCTTCCCAACTCAGACAAGAATCTGTTATTCTCATCACTTAATTGTCTTACATGATCTTCATATATTCCCTGCTGTCTATCTGCCAAAACCTTCTGTATATTAGCAGCTTCTATCTGTACTCTAATAACTTCTTTTTGAAGTCCATCTATTTCTTTAGCAACTGGATCCTTATCTAATCCACCAAGCTTATCCAACAGATCATTAGCAATCTGATCGGCAGTCTTTCCTTTTCCACCCTTTAATAATTCAGAACCCGATTCCCTAAGTGCTGTAATTATTTCTTGCTGTTGCTTAATTCCAAAACCAGAAATATCACTACCACCACGAGCCACGAAGGTTCTAGCGGCAGTTTGTCTAGCATTGAGTTCCGCACGTTCTTTTGGAGATGCAAATAATGACTTTTCTACTAATCCACGTTGTGATCCACGGCTACTTTCTAGAGCATTGAGTCTATCAATACTATCTGCTGTTCTACTACCCGCATCTGCTAGTTTTCTAAGTCCAGCTACTGCATTTTCAGAAACGACTCTATATCTAGATTGAGTTTCTGCTAAAGCATCAGACTGTTGTAATAATTTAACAAGACCAGATGCACCAGAAACACCGGTTGATGCTGCTACTTCACCCACTACTCTACGATTATCTAATCCAGAAGGAGCAAGAGTAACTCCGTTAAATTGTCTTTGTGTTATTCCAACTTGACGGGCAGCTTGACCAGCTATGCTTCTTTGGGCTATTGTTTGGTTAAGTTGACCAAATACACCTTCTAATTCTGTAGCTTGTCTACTTAATTCTGCATTGTAGGCATTGGTTTTATCGATAAGGCTTTTAATACCAGGAGCATATTCAGTAGTTAATAATTCAAATACACCAGATATACCTTTCTCATCTAGAGTTTTTTGTAATTGATCCTTATTACCAAAAATTTCTGCATTTTTAGGGTTTGTTATCTGTCTCTTTATTTCTTCTAATACGGGACTATCTTGTAATCCCTTAGATCCAGATAATACATCAATAAATTTATTTAATTCAGTTGGTAAATCCTGTCCAGGTTGTAATACGGTTGGTGTACTAAATACCTGTTCAATCAAACTTACACTTCTGTTTAACTGATCAAATATTTGTTTTTGACTGTTATCAACTGGAGCACGATTTAATGCTTCTCCAAAGGATTTAGTACCTAATAAATTAAGACCAGAAAAATTACGTATAGAATCTTGTGCAGAAGTTCCACGTGTGATAATTTGTCTAGTACCAACTTCACTTAAAGATCGTACATATTTATAATTAGCATCAATACTTCTGTTTAAAGAGCCTACGAATGTGCTAGTTGCCTTGGCTTCAAAATCTAGACGCTCTTTATTCTTGCGTCTATTATCTATAATAGCAGCTTGCTCCTTTTCTACAGCATCTGCATTTCTAAGATGACCATCTCTAGCCTGTGCCACTGCATCAGTAAGCCCACGAAACTCTTCCTTTGTTATTTCTGTTGTTGTAGTTAATGTTGCTAGCACTTTTTCAGCAGCAGAACCGGATCCGGCAGTAGCGTTTCTTGTTTGAAGTTCTAGATTTTTTCTTGCTTCGTTTGCTACTAAGTCCTGAGCGGTTCCTATATTTCTACCATTAATATCTTTGGCAATGGGAAGACCTAGGTTAGAATTTTTATCTCGTGATGCTAATAGGTTTGCACCAAAATCAGTAGCTAATGGTACTCCTAAAAAGGTTTCTTTTTTAATAGCCCTCTCTCGTAGGGACAGCGTAACCCCTGATTCATCTTGTTTAGTACCAATTAATCTTGAAAAGAATCCTGGTGCATTAGCACTGTCTAATTGTTCCTTTTGTAATTTACTTGATTCAATAATTCCTTTTATTACATCAGAACTAATTGGTTTATCTTTATTTTCTAATTCTTTATCTAATTTTGAGAAAGTGTCATCTATTTTATTTTGAACTATCCCCTCTTCAAATTTCTTTAAAGCACTACTTGCACCAATAACAGCACCAGCAAAAGCACCTACTGCTATACCAGCTGGTCCAAAACTAGCACCGGCTAATCCGCCAGTTAATGCACCAGTTAAGGCACCACCAACTTGAGATCCTCTTCTTTCTCCAAATGTTCCGGATAGAGCATCTCGTCCAGTTTGTGTATTTAATGCAATCAATCCACCAATTGCGGCAGAATGTGTAACTGCCCCAGGAGAGAATTGAAAATTTTTGGAGATTTTTCCACCAATACCACCAAGTGTTGATGATGCTTTATCTCTTAATCCGGAAATGAATTTATTAGGAGGTCTGGGTGGTCCACCAGAATTTGGTACTCTAGTAGATAATGTTTCCTTACTTAATTCATTAGCTGCCCTTAGTCTAGCTTGTTGTAATACATCTTGGGATGTTATGGATGATTTTTCAAGAAGGGCTGCTTTTAGTATTTCTCTAGTTTTTTGCGATGTAGCAGCCGCAAGTTTTTTCTCAAGGGTATTGATTTCTGCTGCATTAGAAGATCTTATTTCTTTATATATCTGTAATGACTTTTCACGCAAAGCATTAGCTAATGCAGAACTTTGTCTTGGGATAGTATCAGTAAGACTAGTTAATTTACCAATTACTTGTCCAGTATTACCAGAACCAAGCTGAGAGGTTAACATTGAAGAATCACCGGCACGACCCTGAGTTTGAGCCAACCCAATTCTTCTGTTTCTATCTAGTGTTTTATAGGTATTTTTATCTATTGTATTTGATACTGGATCAGCATGTTCTGATAGATAAAGCTGGTTTTTATCTCTATTTATCTGTAATTGTTTTTTAATTTTTTCAGAAGGGCGTCCAATATCAGATATAGGTCTAACATATTCTGGGGTTGGTATTCTTCTAGAGTTCAATAATTGCTGATAAGATACTCCCATTTGTTTAGCTATATTTGCCGTACGTTCATAAAGTCCTATATTTCTTGATAAGGTTTTAGCTGTTATAGTAGCAGGATCTGCATTCCTTATCCGTGGTCCAGGTATTAGAGTATTTCCTCTTAATTCAGATTGTTTTGTTTTTGTTAATCTGATTGGTTTTGTAGATTCAGGATTATAAGGACTGTCTGCAATTTTAGATTTTAGATTAGTAATAATTACTTGGGATTCTCTAACCTGTTGTGCTGTTGGTAATATTCTATTTTTTCTAGCTTCTTGTTTAGCTAACCCAGGAGCCAACTGTTGTTCAAAATCTCTTCGTCTAGATTCTAATCTAGCCTTATTAATAATTTCACTAGGACGTAATCCAGACTGCGGTAGAATGGATTCCCTGTCTCTTCTTAAATTTTCAGATACGCCCAAGGAAACTAAATTAGGCTTAGGTCTTATATTAGCAGCACGTAATTCAGCCTGCTTTTCAGGAGTAATTGTAGATTCTTTGGTAGATGCTAATTTTTTTCTAAGAAGAGAAAGCTCATCTTTTATTTTGTTAGCTTCTTTATTTAACTCAATAAAAGGTCCCAGGTCTTCTAGTCTATTTGCCCCCTGTTGAATTTTCTCAGAAAGAGTATTTAATTTAGCAACCAAAACATCAATAGCAGTCTGTATTTTAGCTTGTTCAGGACTAAGTCCACTGCTTCCGGATAATCCACCATCATCAAAACTCCTCATTCCACCCTTATTAAACCCAGGAACTTTACCGGTCTGATTAATATAATCTAATCTATTCTTACCAACCCTCTGTACAGATGATGCTTTAACAATATATTCACCATCACCAACAAAAGCCAGCCTGTTATCAATCGGACTATATCCAGGAATCTTTCCACTACTACCAGCTGGTATAATTCCTTTACTAGGCGGTTGTCCACCATCAGCATATCCTTTAATTCTATTAATAGATGCACCAACAAAGGTTGCAATTCTTGGGAACGCTCTAATAGCACCAATTCCAGCTAATAATGGTAATACTGGAGCGATAGAATTAGCAAACTCTGCAAAACTCTTAGTCATCTCCAAAACGGTACCAAGTAAAGATCTTAGTCCCTCGTCTTGAGTTAAAGTTGTAATTAATTCTTCAAAAGCAGCCCTTGTTTTATCAAACTGTCTAGCTAATGAATCCTGGCCAGTTACCACATCTCCAGTTAAAGAATCTAGTCCTCTTAACGCAACTTGAGTAGCAGCAGATGCTGTGTCAAAGTTTTGTAACAAAGGAATGACTTTACCAACCTGACGTACTCCACCAAGTAATTCAACAATCTCTGCGAACTGTCTTGATTGTGGACTAAATCTAGCAATACCTTTTGATAAAATCTCAATAGCTTTTGTAGCACCAACGAATTCTCCAGTTACGGCATCTCGTATTCCCTTAATACCTAATCGTTCTAAAGTATCAGTAGTAGAACTTTTCTGAATACGGGTCAAGATTGTTTTAAGACCAACAGCAACGGTTGAAGCAGTTTCTCTTGTTGTAGCACGAATAGAAGTAAATAAACCAAGGAACTCAGCAAGTGATTGTTTTGCATCTTTTACATTACTATTAGCAATAGCAAAAACACCACCAGCCTTTTGAACCGCCTCAATTAAGTCAGAAGATTCAACAGCAAATGCAGCAGATACAGCATTGATAGCACCTAAAGACGCTTCAGCATCATCGGTCTTAAGTTTGAACTGTGCTAAAATTGCAATCAATCCTTCAACGGTATTTTTCATATCTTTGAAGGTTGGAGAAATATCAGCCTTGGCTAATGCTTCTAATGCTTTTTTAGTTTGTGTTGCAGAATAACCAGCTTGAGCCAATGTTAAAGATGCTTCAAACAGTCCAGTAGTAGATGCACCAATTTCTTTACCAAGACGAAAGATTTCTTCCCTAAGGAATCCTAATGATTTTCTACTAGTGTCGGTTACCTGTGCAATACGAACTAACTGACTATCAAACTCAAGAGCTTTTCTTTTTGCTTCTTCGATTGATCTAACCAAAGTAAAAACAGTGGAAGCGGCAACAGTGAAGGCAGAGAATCTAACAAAGTATCCAGACATAGACTCTGCAAGCTTTTGCATATGGGTCTGTGTTTCAGACGCTTTTTTTCTTACCGAATCTAGATTATTTTTGGCACTATTAACGGCAGCTTTGCTACCGGGACCCTCTTTGATGATAATATCAATATCAATATCTTTAAGATCACGATCAAGTCTACGTACTAACGCACTGACTTTACCCTGATCCATTTCTGGGGTTATTATAAAAGTTATTAAGTGTCTACCTGCCATTATAAAACCTTTTTTATTAAGATTTAACTAATATCGTCATCAAACTCTTCATAGCTAGATATTACATCACCATCTTCATCAATTTTCTCACCCTTAGAATTAACTACTTTACCATCCTCATTAATCCATTGTCCTTGATCATTAATAAGTCGAAAATTCTCATCAACAAGTTTTCCGTCTTTATTAACGAGTCTGCCCTTTTCGTCAACAAACTTATTCTTCTTTAGGAATCTGTTCTCGGGAAATTTATCTTCCCAATTACGATCAACATTTGGATAAAGAAAATAAGTCAATTCTTCAGCACATCTTCGTGCCCACTCTTCTCCAGACTTTTCCATGTAATCATCTAAACTAGAAAAGGCTTTGGAATTATCTTCATTAAGAATACATGCCGATACTAGATAATCAAACCGTGCATTTTCAGCCTGTGCTTCTGCTGTAAAAGCATCTAATTTTTTTTGTTCATGAATAAGTCTCAGTTGGTCAATTCTTAAAGAGCGAACTTCTAATGCTGCTCTACGAGCCTGTGACATGGTTTTATATTCACCAGTCTTGCCTTTTTTTAGTTCGGTAATGATATGATTGATACCAAGAGTTATTGAAAGTAGCTCAGCTTCTTTATCATCATTCCACAAACCCTGCTCTCGGCTATATTCTTGTAAATTATCTCTAAGAATACAGTGACCCTCTCGTGCCTGATTAAAAACCTGACCAGCATGAATCTGTGCATTGGTTAAATCTTTGTAATTGGGCTTCTTTACAATATACTTTTTACCTTCTACTAAAATTTCCATCCTACTTCTCCTAATTTCTTGTGATTAATGTAACATGATAACGTAACAACTCTATTTCATAATTAGTAAATTCTTTATCTAAAGATCTAATTTGCTTATTACCATTATCTAAAATTTGCTGACGAATAAGATCAAATTTTTCTCTAATATCGATATCATCTAATAATGAACCTAAATTTTTCTCTACTATATCTAATGAGCCAATCATTGTTGTAGTAATCTTTTTCCTACAAAATTCCTGAAGTCTCTTATTAGACATATCTAAATATTTTTTATCTTTCATATTCCAAGTTCCTATCTCCCGTACTTTCTATCTTGTACGTCCTTAAATTTATGAAGTGGTACTGATCCTTCTTCCTGTATTTTTTTAAACCTCTGTTGAATTATCTGTTTTGCTCGTCCGTTATTAAGTCCCGCTATTTCTCTAGCCTCCTGCGGAGTTGAAGCAGAAAGAAAGATCTCTTGGGAGTTTGCTATCTTTGGATTTTTAATAGACTTTTCAACATTATCAGATTTCTTATCTCTATCTTTAATTAATAACCACCCATCAAACAAATCGTCATCGCTTAATAATAT